CATCGCTTAATTTCATTTCACCTCCTATTTGGTCGCAAGAGAGTGAAATCGATTAGCGATGGACTTTCAAGTCCTTTATTTGCCCGCCTTGTAAATCAATCAGTTAGCTTTTTTGTCGTGTACAGAGCGGCATTGTTAATAAAGTATAGCATCCAGCTCTCCGTTCCATTTGAGCATCAGAAGCATGACGGACATTTCAGCATACTCTTGCTTTTGCCATAGCATTTTGATTTTCGGCGCAGCCGAGCAAGAAAATGCCTGAATAAGCGGTTATAGCCTTCCACGGTATAGGTTTCAGCTTTTGATTGTGTATGAAGCTCTTTCGGAACAAATTGTTCATAAGGCGTCAATAGTCAGTCATGGCCTGGGTTACGGGCTGATCTATGGCCGTCCATAGTTTTCGGCCTGTTTCTGTGCCGCGGGAACCCACTTCGCAGTGGAGGCATCGTTTGCCATTTCGATCAACAGCCATCCAGATCCAGCAATAATTTTTTTGGAACCGATAAAGTATGCATCTCATCGAGTTCGATGACGTCAACGCCAGAGGTAGAGCGAATGGATTCAATGGACTCGCCATAGGCCTTGATCCAGTTATAGACTGCAACATGGCTGCAGTTCAGGAATCGGCCAATGGAACGAAAACCCAGACTTTCAAGGTAAAGCTGGAGCGCTTGCCGCTTAACCGCCGGATGGATGCCTCGGTAACTGACCGTATGCCTATAGCCACAGGACTTACAGTAGTAACGCTAGTAACGCTACCTGCCTTTCGCCATCCCATCTTTAGTACAACCTTCTGAGCTACATTTTGGGCATCTAACCATGATCACTGACTCGGTAAAAAATGAATCAGCTTAGCTCAAACCACACTAAATTAACAATGCCCACCTGAATTAGCCAGGCCATTTCGCGCAAGCACCTGAGTGAGTCGCCGAGGAATCGAATCGATTTTATGGAAAATTGTATCCAAATTGATATAAAAAACCAAATGACTAAAAAAATGACTAAAAACGCCAAGTGAAGCGAGTGAGGTCATGGCCGTGAGTATAGCTCATACTATGCGATTTTTGAGCAATCAAGCTGGATATGAATGGCGGTTTGGCCGCAATAAGAGCCCTTTGAGGGCGTAACCTAATAAACCTCCGGCTATGCCGGAGGTAACTTAATTAATTGACGGTTAGCTCACCTGCCGTAGTGTGCCAATCAGAGACATTCAGGAATTTCAACCTAATGGCGGCTGCAATACAGAAAGCTGTCGTTCAACGATGCCCATCAGTCGTGCCGCTGTTTGGCGCCGGCTGTATGAGCTGGTTAGCAAATGCATGATCGCTCGACCCAACACCGTTCCCCAGTACCGGGGGCTAAACACTCCTGACTGCCCAATTAGTCGTCCCATTCATGTTGTCTTAGGCTCTCGCGCTGCCTGTGCTGCACCCGTGCTTTCTCGCCGGACCCGCCATGGCTGCTCGCGATCCAGGTGCCGCGCCACCAGTTCCCGTAACTCCGCGATCAGCGATCCATCCTCTTCACTCAGCAGACAGTAGAGTGCGTACCGATCCGCCATCGCCCCGGCGCCTGTTCGGTTGCTGCCCGAGTGCGTAACGCGGGCGAGAGCCCGCGCCAGCTCCACCTGCTCTTGGGCCTCGTCGGCTGGGCCAGCCGGCTTAAGGCCGTGGCTCGACTCACGCACGAGCGATAACGACTCGCGATAGACGACAACGGCCTGCTGCCCCAAGGACGCAGCGCAGATCGCTCCGAGGCTCTTGATCGTGTCGGAGAACGCCTGCAGCCCAGTAGACCAGCGTAAGCGTGTAAACGCGACTGCGGCCTGCTTCTCGAGGATTGGACGGTATTCCGTGACAAATCGCATGTCGATGTCGTCCGCCGTGATGGTAGGGGCGACCAACTCCGGCGGGATCGGAGCAACATGAGGCGGCAGCGGGCCAGCAAAAAAGCCGAGTGCTTGATACAAGTTGAGCGCATCGTAGTCGACATCGATGAGGTCATAATTGCCGGTGAACACATCCACGGCACCAGCTGCAAATGGGCGCACGGAAAAGCCGGCCCCAATTTTAAACTCGTCCGCCGACAAGTTCAGCTTGCGACGAATGCCCGTCTGCCACTTCATCTGTATCTGGAGGAGAAAGGATACCCACTGCCTGATCTCGTGGCAGTATTTCCGTTTGTTCGAGTAGAGGGCCTTCAGCACGATGACCCGAACGGTGAGGGCGTAGAGTAGCGTGGGCAGCGCGAGCCGGGGATCCCAGACGGTTCCGTCGAGTTCCAACGGTGTGCGGTCGTCGATCTTCGTGCCCCACGCGTCAAGGCCGATTGCAGCCTCCGAGTAAGGACGGAGCCAGTAGCCGGGTGCAGCGACAAAGGTGCCAACTGCCTGCAACGAGTTGCTGTCGGCGTGTGCGAGCCGAGCGATCGTGAGTGGTGCTTGAAGATCGTCTTCGTTCTGGACGATACTTCGGATGGTTTCGCGGGCCGCGTAGGCGAGCGCTTGAACGTCTGCGAGCATGGCCAAGCGTGTCGCGGACCAGCCGGCGAACATCTGCTGATCGACGAACTTAAAGTAGCTGTGCAGCAGATTGTCCATCGCCTTCACCTGCTCCAGAAGCGGGTCATGCGTTTGCGTCCATCCCATGAGATCGCTGATCGCGAACGCGAACTCATAAAACTCACCGAGCTCTGGTATTTTTTCGAAAATGCGCCTCGTTTTCTCGTACAGGTCGTGCTCTGACTTCAGCAGTGGCATCATAGGCTGCGGGAGCGATACGTGGTCCACCGCGTCCATTACGCGACCGAAAGCTGCGGCCAGCACTTCTGGCAACTCCTCGCGCGTCGGGTCACGAACCTCCAGCCCTGGCGCACGAGCAACGATGATACCGTCACTCGACAACAGCAGGGTCGGATCTGGGGTAGCAAAGTACGTTTCCATCGAAAGTCCTCCTAATAATCAAAGGTGGATTCATGCTGACGAACAGACGGCGATGCATGAAGAGAATGGGCCCGACTCTCAAATTCTAACATGCTAACAAATGATTATATGGTCTCCGCATATCTACGCTGCTTTTTTTCTATAGTCAACTAATTTTCGATGTTAGTTATTAAATTTGGGATATTAGTCAAGTCGGCTCGCTGTATATCACCATAAAATTTCATGATATAAAGTTCCAGAGATCATGACGATGTTGGCAATTCCTCCTGATTTAGCTCTAAAAACCACGATGATCTATGCTCATACTGTGCAAAGCGTCACGATTAAGCACGCTAAGAGTCCGTTGGATTTTGAGCTTTGATGAAAGCTAACTTTGTCTGCCTGCTTTGAAATAATATGCGGACATCCGGAAATATCGGTAGAACGGCTGACAAGGGTCGGTTGGACTCAGTGACGAACGACCGCTTTCAGGAGTCGGAATTCAATGACAGCTTTCCGGCGATGAATCTGAAGAGCGGACGGTCGCCGAGCGACCCGTTGTTGTCTATCGCTTAACATGATTAAATGGCAGCAATTGGATCATTACCAGCCATAATTAACTGACATCAATGATATAATGATATACAGAAGGAAAAATTCTCCCCTAATCAACAAATTAGCATGTCAAAAGAAAATGTTAGGTAGATATACTGATAACAGCTTAATAACTTGAAATTCACAAGGAGAGTACGTGCTTCAACATCATTTCAATGCAGTGTGTGATGATATATGGAATCGCCTACAGAACTCTAAAGCCTTTGGAATTTCACAGGGTGAAGAAACGCTGACTGATAATATCTTGCTTTATTTAGCATCTCAGAATATTTCGAGTATAAAAATAATCCAAACGCCAAAAAACTTAGAACCTATCAAGGGAACTGATTGGGAGTGGTGGATTGGAAACCGTAAAGCCGGATATCTGAGATATGCGGTACAAGCAAAGAAATTAGATTTTAAATCAGGAAGATATTCATCACTAAATCATAAAGTTGGTACAGGCTCTAGCTCAGTGGCTCAACATAAAATACTCGAAGAATATGCTCGAGCAAACAAGGCTATACCTTTATATGCTTTTTATAATCATTTGGAGCCTAACGATTATCCTAAAAAATGGAACTGCTCTTTACCAATTGATTATCAAAAACTAGGATGCACTGTAACTCCATTAAAGAATGTGAAGAAAGCAATCTCTAGGCGAGGATGCAGAACTTTTCAAAAAATTCATGAATTCAAAGAAACAGTACCTGTACGTTGTCTAGCTCAGTGTCCAAATATTGCTTTTGCTCAACAAGATAGCAATGACACAACATACATTCCCAAGTTTGACATGGAAGCTAAAGTCTATTCAGATCCATGGGACTGGATAAGTGAAATGGGGTACCTTTCAAGTTGGAAGCAGGTTCAATCTGAATTGTATGACCATGAATTAGGGTATTACCCGAAGCGGGTTTTGCTGGTAGATACCGAAGAACATGAACTTAAAAAGTAAATCCAGGTGACACCCTCCGGCGCTAGTCATTATCTTTTTTATCTTCCTATTCTTCTGCTTCGTTTATAAAAGCATCAATGGTCTTTAGAGCAACCAGAATAACAAAAACTATATTTTTATAGTTACTTAGGCATAGTCATTCAAAAAGTCTATTCTTCTATCGTATTCTTTTTTAGGAATCTTACCGGAAGATAACTGATTTTCTAAAATATCATACGTTTCCCAAAAATTCATAGAAGAAAATATGAGCTTTGAAGATATAATTGCTTTTTTACCTAATGGTTCTCGTTCAAGCTCTATAGAATAACTTAACCCATCCAAGTTAACTGTAAATTTTACTATATCGCCTTTCTTAGAAATATTTTCACCTACCTCTTCAGCATAAACGAAAGCATCTATATGTTTTATTTCTTCTATCAGTGCAGAGTGAAATTTGGGAGTAAAAGCTAAATCAACAATTACATATTCCATTGTTCTTCTAAAAGATTTCACTCTAAAATAGTGATATACAAATAGTGAAACAATAGATAACCCAAAAGTTGGTATTGCAAATATTAAAGCAAGGACAAATAACATATCAATCTACTTTGAATAGTCTAACCAAACGGTAGCACAATATACCATCATAAACCCTACTTAATAACTTTTGGTGCTAGTTGGTGAATGGTGTGTCAATAAAAATCAATGACATACGAATTATCTGGCTAACTATTCAAGTAGAAATCACTCTCGCAATACATTGATTGATAGGGTCAAAACACAACTAGCACCATAGGTTAATACGATTATTTCAAATCCTTAAGCGTACTGACTCAGTACTTGATCTGGACTTTATGGCAAGAACTCGTATTTGAAAGGTTTGAGTGTCTTGTTTGTGAAGCACAAGCAAAGGGGTCTTGCAATCAAGCATCCATAGCTTAACCCACAGGCAGGTACTCATTCTATTGCTGTCACTGATGGTCTCTGGCAGTCGTCCGCTTTTGGCCAACTGCCAGAGACCACGAAAGGCCGCTTCGTAGAAGCGAAACCAAAAAACGATACTTGGGCATGCGGCCGCTTTGGAGAAAGGTGTATGGCAGTTTAGGGTCGCATTCAGCCTGTCAATGTCAGACTCAACCGAGACTAATTTTGGCAGCTATCAGATCGAGTTGGAACTACTACACATCGTTATTTATTGGGTATGGCATTCCGGTAAATTGCGCATTAGTGTTTCTCGATGTTGGCAAGAAATTCAGATTAAATTCGACCCATTGCGTTTTTCCTTGTGGCTGTATTCGGATTTTATTGTGATAAACAAGCGCATTTAGAGCAGCCTTACGTCTATAGGCGTTTTTGCGAAGTTGGCTAGGGCCATATTGTGCGATATGGCTCTTTTGAATAGCTATCATACCAGGATGATTTTGGTACCATCTTACTAGAAACTGCTCTAGATCATTGGCATCAGAAACCTCAATGGGAACCTCCGGATTTTTTGTGAATAGACGTTTGAACTCGTGCATGTACCAGTTACAAATTGATCTTGCAGAGTTTAGGGTTTCAGCGGAAATCTCGCCGTCACGGCCTTCAAAAAAGTGAAACAAAGCGGCCATTCGAGCAAGATTGAGGGCAATTTTTGAAGCACCATCAGCAACGTCAGACAAATATCTTCCCGCATTGAGATCCAATTCGATTTGATTACGAAAGTCGATCCAATGGTTTTTTGCCTCTTGTGAAAACTCCAGGATACGTCTCGTTTGCCTGCCTTGATCTGCCTCTAATTTATTCTGAGTTAATATGTCTGTAATGCGCTGCTGGAATGCCGTTAGGTTGTGCCATGACTGGGGCTGATTATTCACCATTCTTGAACCCTTGGTCGAAAATGGAAAGGCAACCAGACACCGTGCAATAAAGCCAATGTCTCGCGCGTCTTTGCCACGTCCCTTTAGGTAATTAGTTAATATTTGGCCTTGAACCATTAGGGAAATAGTCAATCTGGCATCTCTTACTTTAAAGCTAGGCGAACTGACGCGATCTACATTTAGCGGCGTGCCATCCCACAACTGGTTCAGCATGCCTAAATCCCTCATGGCTTCACCTCGGAAGAGGCTACCCGCTTCATCTGAAATCAGGCAAGCAGAGGGCCAATTTTCATACAAATCCAACGCAATCTTGGCCGGCGTAGTATTGCTATGCAGCAATTTATACTTCGTCTGCGGTCGAGGCTCTTTTGATAAATGAGCTTGCAATTTTTGCTGGAGATTTTCGAACTCCACGTTGAGTAGATCAATCTGTTCGGGCTTATCAGTGGATAAACTTTTTTTTCTGTTCTTTTTGAGAGCGGCTTCAATTACCTTAAGCTCAATCGCCCATGTACTCCGATAAGCCTTTTCTTCAGACAATGCCAACTCTGCTTTCCTGGCTTCATTTTCCTCAAAGTCCCTAATCGGCTGGGTGAAATAATGATCGGATGGTGTTTTACCTTCACCCGAGTCCGCGACCAGCAACATGAATAAAGAACAAGGCGAAGCCGATCCGATTGGGGGGTGGACATCAATGGAGTTCTGGCAGGCGAGCGAAATTGCGCCCAAAGCCGATGAAACAATGAGCGGCAGCGGAAATCGGGTATTCCATTGCATCTCACTCACGGCGTGTCTAATCAGCAGAGGGAGATCGTCGACCGGAAAATTAATAGGATTAGGTAAGTACAATTTAAATGCTCCATGGTGATAATCAACAGCAAGCCGTTACGGTGTAATCGTTGATTTCTCAGCCAGTATAGTTGTTTACAATGGTCGTTGTGTCATCAAAAAAGCTGCTTGTGCTTTTGATGCTAACGTGGATAACAACTGGGTAAAATCTGGGTAATTCGTATAAACAAACATATGCACAAATAGACAAGGCAACGTGAGGGCTATTTGTTTTAGTTCAGTTAATTCAAAAACTTACAAGTCAATATAGCACTTTTAATGCGATGGTCGTGCGTTCGAATCGCACACGACCCACCAACAAAACCAAACGAATCAACCAGTTAGACTTCACGGTCAACTGGTTTTTTTATGCCTATCAAAAAGCTTTCCACATTCTTTCCACTTTTCTACTGTTTCTCATCCAATAACCTTAACCTGGTATAAGGTTATTCAATGGATCAGCCAAAGGATTCAGATCGACCGCCTGAAGAAGATAATCCGGGGCCAAGTGAGAATACCGCATAGTAATATTTAAACTTGAATGGCCAAGAATCTTTTGCAGAGCAACGATATTACCGCCTTTCATGACAAAATGGCTGGCGAATGTATGGCGTAATATATGGGCGAGCTGGCCATCAGGAACTTTAAAGCCGGTACGTTTAAAGGCGGATCGGTAGGCACTGTAACAGGACTGGAAAGGCTTTTGATTGAGCCGATTTTTTACCTGAAGAAAAACAGATCTTTCAACCGGAACAAACCTAGATTGACCGTTCTTGGTATCGATAAATTGAAAGCCCTGGTTAATGCAATTGGCAGCAGTCAAACCTTCAGCTTCAGACCATCTTGCACCCGTTACCAGGCAGATCAAAACGACAAAGAGAAGACTTTCATTTTTACTCAATTTAACCTGACTGATTAATTCCTTTATCTGGGCATCAGTCAGATAAGATGTAGGTTTGCGCGATATTTGGCACAGATTTGCGCGATATTTGGCACAATTCTTAATTGCAAATAATGTAATTTAATTACTTATTCTGCAAATCTAGCTTTGATTAAATAGCCGCCTCATTCTGCGCCATGTTCGGCGCCTCCATCGATCTTGTACTCCCGGATATAGTATTTATTGCCGACCGTGCAAGCATCAAAGCTCCTGTAGATTTGCGCGATATTTGGCACAACATTTTTTAAAAACCGCACGCAACTTTCCTCGTTTAACGAAAATTTAGCAGTATTTAACGCAGCTTAGACCTCTACCGAATACCCCGGCAAATCCGGCGCATCGCCGAGGATCGACGCCCCCAGCGCCGGATCGATCTCGATAAACACTTTAGCGCCGGCGATTCGACTGTTCACGCCCCGCACGCGAATAGGTTGATTGTCCAGCGTCAGGCAGCTGGTCGTGCCGTCGGCGTGCTCGGTCTGCACGGTCGCGATGATCTGGCTGGCTCTGGGGATCAGCGCCTGGAACTGTTGGTATAAATTCATGAATAATGCCTCTCGATTTCCACCTGTTGTCCGGCGGCGCCGTGCTCGCCGGTGACGTTGATGCCGGTCACGAGCCCCCGCCAGGGGATATCGTCCGAAACTTCGACCAGCTGCCCCGGCTCCAGCAGCCCGGTGATCTCGTTGATCGGCAGATCCAGGGTAACGCGAGCCTGCCGGCCGGTATTGGCCAGTATGTTGCGCCCGCGTTCGCGCCCGGCATTGACGTAAGTGATCAGGCTGTCCGTAATCATGGGCGCCGGCTGGTCGCCCGCCGTGCCCTGGCGTTTGACCGCGACCAGAACGCCCTGGTGCTGGCCCGAGACATAGACCTGGTTGTAATCCGGCTGCGGGCTGAGCTGGGTATTGATCGATCGGATCAGGCCCAGCGGGATGGTTTTGTCGGGCGTGGCCGTAGCCCAATTCCACGGGCTGACCGGATAGCGAGGGGCAATGTGCACCAGGCCGGCATTGCGGTCGGCGAACGCTCGGGCGCCGGCGGCGCGGGCGATCTGGACAATGGCGTCGATCGGCGCTTTGTTCTGGTAACTCCAGGCGCCGGCCGGCACCAGCCAGTCGGTCGTGAACAGCTGCAGCAGGCTGGCATGATAGGACGCGCTCCAGCCGGTATTGAGCAGCTCGCGGTCGATCAGCTGGGCCGCTGTTTTCTGGCTGGTTTCCAGGTAGGACCGGAGCGGCGCGAAGGGCTGAGCCAGCAGCGCCAGCGGCGAGCGACCCGTGGCCGTGTAGACGGTTTCGCCGAACTGGCGGCGCTCGCCCCAGGATTCGATCATGGCCGTGACATAGAGGCCATCGATCTCGACGCGAACCTGACGCGGCTCGCCGTTGACCGGCTCCAGCAGCGCCATGGCCTGCGGGCCGCGCAGGTTAAGCGTGACGCCCCAGGCCCAGCTGTCGATGTCGAATTGCAGCGAGGCCGACAAGGCCGGCACATTGACTAGATCGGGCAGACGGGTGACGTTGACGGTATGCAGCACAATCGTGACTCCTTTATTAATAGTCGTGTGCCGCCGGACCAGCGACCAGGCATAGCACGGGCGGTTCAATTCCAGGATGGCGCCGCCGGTGAAATCCTCCATCGGCTGATAGAAGACCAGGTCGGGCGATCCGGCGTAAGGGGGCTGCGGTTCCGGCGGCGGGTAATGCCAGCCGCCCCAGATCCAGCTGTGCGGGTTGGCGATCTCCCAGGGCAGCACGGACCAGCGCCGGTCGGTCACGGTGGCCAGGCCGTAACCGGCCAGCCAGTCGCCGGCGACCGGGCGGGCGGCCGTATAGCCAAAAACGGGACTCAGGTCCCGTCTCGGCGGACTGCGGTAGGTGTCGAGCAACGCGCGAGCCAATGCGCCGGCGATCTGCCAATCCGCCTGGGCGGCGATAGCCCGGCGTGGCGAGGCGCGGTAAGCGCCGGCCGCTTGGGCTTGGCGGGCCGGCACAAAATCCCAGCCGCTGGTCATGGCCAGGCGCTTGCGCGCGACTTCGGACCAGCGTCCAGCCCACTCGGCCGGCACGGCGTCGGCTGGTTGCCAGGCGCCGCGGATCATCGGCCGTTGCTCGGCGGCCTGACGGATGCCGCCCGTGAACTGTCGTTCGGCGCGCGTTTGCGTCGTCTCAAAAACCGCCGACCGGCTGGCCGTGAGCCCGCGAAAAACGCCCGCGCTCCAGTCGGCCTCGATCACTGCCGACACGTCGTCCAGCGTCGCCGAGAGCGTGGCATTGACGCCGCCGACCGTCGCGATCAGGCCGGTGGTATCGTCCAGCAGGCCGTCGAGGCTGGCCGGGCCGATCGGATAGGCTGCCACGTCGCCGCCGGCGTCGTCCAACTGGCCTTCAAGGGTCGCGGCTGCCAGCGCCACGCCGGTGACGGCGCCGGTGACATCGTCCAGCAGGCCGTCGATAAGGACCGGCGCATGAACGGTGGCGCCGATAACGCCGACCACGCTGTCCAGCGTGCCGTCGATTGAGGCCGTGGCGGTATTCGGCGGCGGGGGGTTGAAATCGAGCGCTACCGCATCGCCGGCAGGCGGCGTATAGGGGCCGGCGAATATTAACTCGACCGCATCGCCGGCCGGCGGCGTGTAGGGCATGGGGTTAGATATTGCCTTCGGTCAGCACGGCGCTGGCGACGTGGATCGTGCCGCCCGCGTAAATCTGCGTCGAGGGCATTTTGACGGGGCCTGTGCCGTTAGTATCGGTGACCGGCATGTCCATCACGAAACCGCCGTCGCCATTGAGCACTCGCACCCAGACGGCCGGGCCGTCGGCGTCGGCGCTGGCGTCGTCGGCGATCACGTCGAACGTCAGCTCGCCATCAACCACGGAACCGGCCGGTTCTGAGAAAGTAACCGTTCCCAGCAGCGTCTGCGTAGTGATGGCCGCGCCCTTGGCCGGCTGCGGGGCCGTGTAAAACAACATCGTGCCAGGCCCTGCGCCGGCGTTAATTTTGGCGATAATCTGCTCGGCGCGGGCCGTGCGCAGATCGTCGGCAAAGCCAATGATACTCATAAGCTACTCCTTAAACCGGGGTGACGTTGTCGGCGATGACGGCGTTAAAATTCTGTGTGGGATCGAACGCGATCACGACGTATTTCAGCGATTTGTTCAGGCCGGGGAAGGCGTACGAACCATCGCTGGCCGATACGGTGCAGCGCAAAAGCGCCATGTTGCGCTTATCCAATAAAAAAACCTTGCGCGCGGCGACCGGGATCGCGCCCTCTTTCACGGTGCCGCTGAGCGTGCCTGGGCCATCCAGCTCAAAAATGGCATGACGCGGCAGCCCTCGATCAACTAGCCGATTGGTCTGCGTGGTCGGCTGGTTGGGCGTCGGCAGGCGGCCATAGGGGTCGAGTGAACGCGCGCTCATCGCCAGGGCCCGGTTATGTCGATGGCCATGCGAGCCTCGGTGGCAGCATTGCTACAGCCCAGCATGAAAAATTGCTTTCCCGCGTAGCCTTCGACATCCGATACGACATCGCCGTCGTTCATCGGCACGGCCTGCGGCAGATGATACGCACCCGGCTGGATGCCGCGCACATCGCTGGAGCTATCCTGCAGCACGTGCCGGCTCCAGATCAGCAGCCCGTTATCTTCGGGATTGGGGTACGACAGCCCGCCAGATGCTAAACCTGATGATGCATTGGGATAAATGCCTAATTTTGACAGCCTGAGCGCCGATCCGATTTGCGTAAAGGCTCGTGGGCAATAAGGGATATTGGCAGTATGGTTAAATCCGGCATCATTGTAGATATTGGTTGGGGCCGTTGTCGCGTAGGCGTAAATCAGGCAATTAAACACATCGCCCGGTTTGTACGAGATGAAATCGCCGAAGCCAAAAAGGGGCGGCCAGGCGGACGAGCCCGGGGTGTTGCCCGAAGCCGTCGAGTAGGCCAGCGCAAACATAAACAGCATGTCGTCGCCGAACAGCGTCCATTTGCGAGCCGTCGCGTCAGCCGTCGAGCTTTTTTTCCAGGCATAGTTGGCCTGCTGAGCCGTGGTCGGGAACGGGTCGGCGCCGGTATCGATGTCGGTCATGGTTTTATAGCCGCGCACCAGTGAATACAGCGCGTTCGAATCGTCAACGCGCAGCAAGCACTGTGTCGACGCAACATTGTTCGAGCGATACGCGGCCTTGTTGGTGCCGCTGAACGCCTTGGTCCAGCCCAGCGGCGCCACTTTGGCCGTGAGCGTGCCGGTGGCCGTGGCCGCCAAGCCGGAATCGACGGCATACGTAAACGCCAGGGTCGACACAGACATGACCGTGAACTGGCCGTTATAGCCCGCCTCGTTCGCGCCGGCGATTTCGACGACCTGATTCACGCGGTAGCCGTGCGCCGTGGCCGTGGTCGCCGTCGCCACGCCGTCGGCCTGCGTCAGGGACGACAGGGTTTTTTCGTTGAATCCATTGATCAGCAGCGCATCCAGCACGGCGATGGTCGATCCGATCGTGCCGTTCCAGGTCGGGGCGCCGGTGTCAGTAGAGAGATAGTTTTTAACGGGTGCGGTCATTAGTTGGCATCGCCTCTGATTTGTAGTTTGAAATTATCCGTGTAGACGGCCGGGTCCGATTGCAGGGTCGTGCGAGCCAGCTGCAGCGGGAAATTGGCCGCGATGGTGTTAAAGCGCAGCGCGTTGCCGGCGCTCCAGCCGGCGCCCCAGCCCAGATGGTCGATCGTGAAATACGGCGTGCCCGTGATCGGGTTGATCGGCGCGAAATCGGCGCCGGTCGTGCCTTCGGCGACCAGTCCAGAGTCTTCGCCGTAGCAGCTAAACGCGGTCGCGCCCGTGAACACGAGCGCCCAGCGCTCCTGGATCGCGCCGAGGTTGGTCACGTCGATCGGATACAGCGCATCGTTGAACGAGGCCCCGGCCGGCGAGCCAGACAGGGTGTCGCTCCAGACATTGCCCCAGGTCTGCTGGTCTAACAGATCGGCCACGCGGGCCTGCAGGTCGCCGATCACGAGCGCGCTGCTAAAATAACTGGTGTTGGCCGGGTAGGCATGGCGCACCGGCTTCATCAATTTGACCTGGCCGGTAATCTGCACGTCGGTGACCAGCGCCATGTCCTCGATGCGGTGCTCGATATAAAGGGGCTGCACATAGCCGGTCAGGTCCAGCGGGTCGGCCATCGTGACCGTGCCGGCGTCCAGGTCGGCCGTGTATTTGCTGGTGGGCACGATCTGGCCGTCGGCGTCGAACACCTTGGCATAGCTGAGCAGCGTGCGGCCGCAGTCGTGCACGCTGCCGGCCAGAACCGGATTCGGCAGCGTCAGCGTCTGCGTGTTGTGCACGACGCCGACATTGCCGACGCGAAAGATCGGCACGCGGCCGTCCTGCGGCAGCCGGACCGTATCGACGCCCAGGATGTCGGCATCGAGCGGAATATAGCTGACTAAAACGGCGTTGAAGGTGATCGTTTCAGGTTTGACCAGCAACGGCGTCCAGATCTTGCCGTCGCCGTCGACGTTGGCCGCGTCGTACCAGCCCGAGTTGGTTTTCACGTCGGCCGGGATCGTGCTGTCCAGCACCAGCTTGCCGAAACCGATCATGAACACGCCGGACTGCCAGTCGACATGCCCTTTTACCCATTCGTGCGCGATGTCGCCGTTGTTGTCGGCGCTGGCCACGATGGCGGTGCCGTCCTGCGCCGTGCAGACCAGCTGGAACTGCCCGGTGGCCAGCGGTGCGCCGGGCGCGCGGCCCGCCACGCCGACCACGGCGGCCGTGCCCTTGATGCTGACCGCCGCGTGGATGGTCAGCGTCGGGCTACCGCCAGCCCACTGCGTCAGTATCGCCTGGCCGGTCTGGTAGTCGAGGCTGCCTGAGGCCGTGGCGCTGTCGGTGGCGGCGTCATGGCCTCGGTACAAAACGCCCTGCCGGTCGATGAAGGTCTCGCCTGCAATGCTGAATTTGAGGCCGCCCGCGACCAACGCCTCGGCCGTGGTCGTGGACAGGTCGACTTTCAGTTCTGTCAGGTTGACGGTCTCGTTTTTCGCCGCCGGCGTAGCGCCGTCCAGCGAATAGCTGACGGTCAGCGCCGTATTCGGCGACAGAAAGTCCATGACATTGATGGTTTGATAAATCGCTTTGCTCATTACACGCCTCCCCACTGGATCATCGCTTCATAGCCGATAAATTGCTGACGCTGCCGCGTTTTCGTCACATCGACCGAGCAGGCGCCGGTCGCGTAGTTGATCGTGCCTTGGAAGTCGAGCCAGCCGCCCAGACCATCGTCCTGAATTGTCACGGGCGTGGACTGAAAACCGGCGTCGAAACTGCCGGCCGTGTCGGGGAAATTCCCGCCGCTGTCTGCCCCGTTCACGGCCAGCGACAGGTTGACGGAACCGGGCTTGACGGGCAGCTGCGTCAGCGTGAAGGTGATAATGCCTTCCACATCGCCGGTCACGGTGAACAAATCCTGCTGGGCCTGCGACTGCTGATAAGCCACGCTGAAGACTGTGCCCGAGGGCGGGATCGTGGTCGGGACAAACGCCAGGGCGCCGTTGGCCGCCACAATCCGGCCCGTGGCATCGCCGCTGATCGTGCCGTCGGCGGCGGCCGTGGCAGTTTTCTCCGTGCCGTCCAGCCAGGTGATGACCAGCGTGCCGGGCTCGACGGGCACATTAGCCAGCGTGGCCTGGACCGACGGCTTGGGCTGCTGCAGCACATAGGTCTGCATCGTGTAATCGGTCGGCGTGGTCCAGGCGAAAATGACCGCGCTGTCCACGTCCGGCATGGCCGCCAGCGTCACCAGCACCGAGCCCGTGGCATAGTTGACCGTGCCCGAGCCGATGCCGTCGACGGCGCCGGACAGGTGGCCCAGGCCGTCGTCGTAGAGCCGGTACCACTTATCGAGCGCCTTGTAATCGATGATCAGCGAGCCGGGCGCCGGGAGCGGCGTCAGGGTCTGCACATAGTTGAAGGCCCGGTTGTTGATCGTGATAGGGATAGACAGGGTGCCGGCGTTGTCGTAGGTCGCGACTGCCGGCGTGGCCGTGGCCGACACGGTGGCCGACCAGGCCGAGCCCTTGGTAATGCTGATCTGGCCCGAGCCATAGTCGACCGTGCCGCTATAGGTGCCGGCCAGGCCGCTGGCCAGCACGAGAGCGCCGCTGCCGTTGTCCTTATAGTCCGCGCCGCCGATGTCCAGCGCCAGGCTGCCGGGCAGAAAGCCCCGACCCAGATACAGGCTGGCGGCGTAATCGGGCGCCGTATCGCCGGCCAGCGTCGCCGAGGCGGTCAGACTGGCCGCCGCGCCCGATTGCACATAGTTGGGCCGGGACAGGTTGGCCTGCACGTCCACCAGCGGCGTCTCGGCCTGGGCGCTGGGCACCAGGGCGCTGTAAGGCGTGCCGACTTCGACGGTCAGGTCGTTAATGGCCAGCGGCGCCAGAATCTTTTTAACGCCGTAATACTCGGCCGCGTCGGCCACCGAGGTTTTCCGAAACAGGGTCGGGCTGGCCGCCGGATCGTTGCGCGACAGCGTGTACCGCGACGGCGTCGCCCCTTTGAACAGATAGCGCAGCGGGTTGGCGATTTCCAGCGTCAGCACATCTTTATAATAGTTGCCTCTGTCGTCGGTGAACTGCGCCGTCTCGCGGCTGATGAGCTTGGTGATGCGCACGAACTGGAAATCGGCCGTAAAACCGGCCTTCTCGACCGACAGCACGCAGATGTCCCCGACCTCGGGCGCTTCGTCGGCGGTCGGCGTGGTCAGGTTCGCGGCATTGCTGCGGCTCCACAACATGAGTAGCTTCTGGCCGACGACGTGGTCGCCGTACAGAATCCACGCCGCCTCCGGCCCTTGAATGCTGTAGCTTTCTATGCGGTTCTTAGCCGCGTCGCGCTCGTCGGTCCAGCTCTCGGTGCTGAACAGGGTCACGTTGACGTTCGGATCGTCCGGCGGGTCGGTCAGGATGATATGGGCACCCAGGTAGGTGTCGGTATTGGCGGTCTGCACGGCCGCGAACACCTTGCGTAGACTGACCCGGCCATAGGTGCGGTCGAGCTGGCTGATGTCGTTGAACACGTTATTGACCAGGCCGTCCGTCACTTCGTTGCCGGTCATTTTGCCGCCGCCGTCGCTGAAATCGGTCATGCGCTCGGATTTGAGCAGTTTTAAGTCGGTTTCTGAAATCGCCATATTTAATTTTTCTTCTCGTTAATAAATGCTCTGATGGCGCTTTCGATGGGCAATAAGAGATCAGCCATTTTTCCCAATCGATCCCGAACCAAGTGCTCAATGATGTCCGGCATGGGCCATCGGTCTACACTGGCAGCTAAACAGGATGAGTCGCCATCCAGTCGTTCTTTTAACGCATGTGCGTCGACTTCTTTTGAAAAAATTCCTGTTATGGCAAAGTCATCGCTCCCACGCTTATAAAGCGACCATACGACGTAAAACAGCGCTGCCGCCTGGCTTTGTTCACGCTTCCCGGCATCCATGGTCTTTTGGAGATTGACAGCCCCGTAAGCCTCGTCCAGTTGCTTGATGTCTTCATAAATATCAGTCATGGCTACACTTCGATAAATTTCAGGGTCACGGTATACCAGTCGCTGGCATCCGGGGTGTTGTAGTCGACCACGGGCGCTGCCTCGATGCCGCCCGGCTGCGTGAACAGCACGCTGTAAGCCGTGCCGCGCAGGGTCAGCGTCAGGGTCAGGCCGGGCTGGTATTGTTTCGCGCGCAGCAGTTCCAGGGTGGCCCGGTCGATCCAGCCGTAATCGGCGCCGCCGGCCAGCGTGATCGGCCGGCCTTTGGTCTGGGCGGCGGCCTCGACGATCAGCGAACCGTCGACGGCGGTCGAGACGGTCTGTTTAACCGGCGTATGGGCGTATTCATCGATCCAGATCAGATCGTCCGGCAGCGTGATCGTATCTAATAGGATGCTCATGCGGTGCGCGCTCCGGCATCCTTGAGGATTTGCAGCATCTGGGTCATATCGCCGGGCTTAAATTCGCCGGTCAGGCTTTGCCCATTGGGCGCTATAAACTGAATGCGTTCGGTTCGGCCGGGCGCTGCATTGGCCGATGCCGCCCCTCGGCCGGCCGGCGCTTCCGGCAGGCGCGGGATCGACGGCATCGGGATGTTGATTTTGGGCGTCTGCAATGCGGGCAGCTGGAGGGACGGGGCGCTATTCAATTGCGGCCTTTGGGTAGCGTCCGCCGGCTCGTCGAACAAATGCGCCTTTAAGATGGCGGCCTTGTCGAACTGGGTTTGCCGGTCGCCGAGCTTGCTTTTGGTACTATACGTGCCGCCGGTTTCCGCCAGGCGGGCGTTCATGAGTTCGCCGACCTTCGGCGCCAGATCCGCACGGCCGATCTGGCTCAATACCTTGCCGGCATTGCGCAGCATCTTTGAGCGTGAAAAGCTGGATGTCCCCGACAGCCCAAGCGCCAGCGGATTGCCGATGATTCGCTCGACGATCTTCTTTTCGCGTTCCTCCTGTTTCTTCCGGAGTTCCTCGTCCAGGTCATAGCCGACGCTTCCGCCCATGGCCCGCTTGATCACGTCGCCGGCCGTCGGCACTCGCCCGGCATTGATAGCGTGCATGAACGGCAGGCCCAGGGCTTGCACGGCTTCCTTGCGCACGATAAATTCGCCGGCCTCCAATAAAGCCTTGATGCGGTCGCCGCCGCCGAAGCCGGGCAGCTTGCCGGATCTGGGCGCATAGCCGCCGGTGTTGAAGCGCCAGGGCAGGCCGGTCGGTTGGCCGGCAGGGCCTCCAGTGGCTTGTGCGGCCGGGTCGCCGGCCGCCTGCACGGGCAAGCTCCCATTATCGACGCGGTTCACATAGACGGTATGCACACTGCTGGTAGGCTGTTTCAGCTTACTGATTTCCCCCAGCGCCTGATTGACGCCCGTGGCCGCATAGACCGTATGCACGGAAGCGGTCGGCGCCTTGATTTCGCTAATGCGGTCCAAAGCTTCCCGGGTGTCGGCATTGATGTCGATTTTTTTCGGCTCTTTGGGCAGATCACTGACTTGCTTGTTCAGGCTGCCAACATCGCCCGCCGCGGTGTTGGCGCTGCTTCCGGCTATTTCGATAGCTTTAGCGTGCTGTTCGGCGGCCGCCTTGGCGTCATCCTGAGCTTTGGTGAGCTTGGCACTGACCTGCTGCAGCTCTGCCTGGCTGGCGCCGGTCGCGATCAGCGCATTCTGTTGCTCCCTAAGCTGCTCGACCAAAGCGGCGTGCGGATTAACCCACTGAGCGGCACTATTGGCCAAGGCATCGCCCGCCGCCCAGGCTTGCTGTGACGCCTGGGCATTGGCGCTCAGCCCCATGTTCGATTGCTGTAGGCCGTCGCCGACCAACGTCATCAAGCTGGCATTGGTGCGCTGTGCGGATGTTGAGACGCCATCCATGGCCGCTTCTGCTTTTGCGAAATTGACGCCGGCGCTTTCGGCGAATGATTCAGCGATCAATCGGTTGTCGGCGGCAGCCTCGGCCCATTTACGGGAAACGTCCCCGAAGGTGATTTTAGCCAGGCCCTCCTGCGTGGCCGCCACGCCATTCAACAACGTGCTGATCACCTGAGCACCGGCGCCGGCGATGCCGTAAAACGCCGTTTTTATGGTTTCAAGCCCGGTGGAAAATCCGCTGACGAACAAGGTCACGGTTTGGGCCAGCGTTGTCAATACCTGGCCGAATGTCTGGCCGAACGATTGCGCCTCGCCCTTGCCGTCGCCGAGCAACTTGAAAAGGTCGACAAACGGCTCGGACAGCGATTTGCCGACCGCAATGACCGTTTCGAGGGCGATTTTCGCGGCGTCCGCGAACTCGGTAAAGGCTTTCGATTCGGCAACGACCGTAAAGGCTTCGGTGACGATCCTTGATAGCTCATGCACGCCGTCAACAGTGGCTTTGATCGCTGTGGTGGCGATTGCTTTGAATGAATCGAAAGCGCCACTGGCATTGAGCGCTGCATAAACGCGGCCGATCGTGTCAGCCAGCGTACCGGCGATCTCGACGCCAGCATTGAAAACGATCTTGAAATTCTGGCCGAAATTATTGGCTGCGGCGCCCACTACGCTAAAATCGATTTTCCCGATAAAGGATTCGAACGCTTTGGCGCCCCGGTCAAAGGTTTGCGCGATGAATTCCCCGACCCGGCTGATCGTGCCGTCGTCGACCAAGGCCTGCAGTTTTCCGGACACGAAGTTGATCGCGTTTTTCAGCGGATCAAGGATCGGCTGAGCCATTTGCAGGCGCAGGCCCTCCCAGACGCTGTCCAGATTTCGCACGGAGCCGACCAGATTGTCGGTCATGGTCGCGGCGGCGGTTTTTGCAGCGCCGGCAGCATTATTGAGCGTGTCGGTGAGTTTCTGGACCGAGGGAATGCCCTGATTGAGCAATGCGCGCATAGCCGGGCCAGCTTCCATGCCCAATGCCAAGATGGCGCCTTCGCCGTCCTTGCCTTCTTTCGCGAGTTCCGCCAGCGCTTTGTTGAAATCCGTGGTGTTGATACCCAGGGCCTGCAGTTCCCGGCGGAATTTGCTGGCCGGGTCCTGGAACTGGAACATCATATTATTCAATGACGTGCCCGCGCGCGAGGCGTCGATGCCGGCATTAGCCAGGCTGGCCAGATAGGCCGTCGTTTGCTCCAGCGTCAGCCCCAGCGATTGGGCGACCGGCGCCGCATAAGACAGACCGGCTCCCAAGCCTTCAACGCTGGTGTTGGCGCTGGCTGCGGCCTTGGTCAGCACGTCGGCGACACGGGCGGAATCACCGAACGACAGGCCCATGCCAGAGACCGTCTGCGTGATGAAGCTGGCAGCCTGCCCAAGCTCCAGGCCATTGGCTTGCGCCAACGCCAGCACTTGCGGCAGCGCCTGCATCTGCTGCTCGGCATTTAATCCGGATCGCCCCAGGCTTTCCAGCGCCTGCGCGGCATCCATGGCCGAGAATTCGGTGCTGGCGCCCATGTCCTTGGCCGCTTGCTCCAGTTTTTTCAGGTCCTCGCCGGCGACGCCGGAAACGGCCGCTACGGTCGCCATCTGCCGCTCGAACGCGGCGGCATCATCGGCCATGCCCTTGAAGGCGCTGATGGAAAAATAACCCGCGATCGCGGCCGCGACTTTGCCTGCGTTGTTGCGCAAGCCGTTCAATACCGCTGACGCCCTGTCTTCGGCATTGATGAGCAGCCTTAATGCCAGATTGCGGGAATTGTTAGCCATTGTCGCCCTTATTGCTGAGTTGGAGGGTTGTTATAAAAAATTGCCAGCCGTAGTTCGCTACGTTGGCGTGTCCTCGCTCGATGAGGAAGACACAGGCTCTGTCGAGGTCGCCGGTGGTGTCACTGGTACCCACTCCAGCAGACCGAGAAGAGCCAGCAGGTCCAAAAAAGAGGCGTTCACCTCCAGGATCCCTTCTATAACAGGCACGGCCTCGCCAGCACTCAGATCATCCAGCCGTTCGCCATCGGGCATGACGATGCAATCGCCCAGCAAGGCCTCTAATTCGGCAAATCGATCGGTGATCAGCTCAACGATATTGAGCTGACCGAGTTCTTTGATTTGCGCTATCAGCTTGCGGGCGTCCCTGACCCGCAGCTCATTCAAAACGACCGCCCGGTTATCACCCAAAGGGATAACTTTCTGTGCGCGCATTAGCTATACACCACATCCAGTTCGACTTCATAGGCCGCCGTGCCGCCGGTGGGCACGTTGGCAATGCCGGCCAGCTCGATCGACGTGAATTCGTCAGACAGGAAATCCACGCCCGAGGTCGGCGACAGCACCGCCTCGAGCACGTTGACGACCGCTTTGGACTGGTCCGCCTGGTTGACGCCGTCGAACAGGATCTTGACGATCACGTTGGAATTGGTGCCGCCGGCGACTTTGTTGGAGGTCATGCTGCCGTAGGTGTAATCGATCTTCAGCGACTGACCATCGGTAATGGCGCCCGCCGTCAGCACTTTGATCAGTCCCAGATCCGCATCGACGATCTCATAGTCGGTATCGAGCACATAGGTAGTCGTACCGGCCGTGTCGGTCAGCACGACACTGCTGATCTTGCGCTTGGCGGTCTTGAAAATGCGGTCCTTATAGCCGGACACGACTTCATCGGTCACCGTCGCGCCGGTCACGGACACGGCAGACGCATCGCCCAGAAACACCAGCGCCAGGTTATCCCGGTCCAGGTCGTCGAGCGTGATATTGACCTCGGCCGGCTTTTTGACGAACACGGTATTGAGGGCCGAGCCGTAGTTGGACCGGTCTTTCGAAACCCGCTCCTTTTTTTCCGAGTTCTCCTTGATCTCGAACTTGGTGGCGTTGCCGATGAGTTTCAGCCCTTGAAAAACACTGCCGACTTTGCGGTCGACGTAAATGCGGCCGGAGCCTAAAAATCCTGACATGGTGATTTCCCGTAATTAAGTTAAATAACGCCCTGGGCTTTCAGGACGGCGGCTTGTTGTTCGGTAATTTCGATCTCGACGCCGGCCTTGACGGCCGCTTCGTCGTATTCGATGCCGGCGTGGGTGTGGCGCATTTTCAGCTTCACTTTCACGCGCTTGATTTCGGTTTTTACTGGTTCAGTTGTCGCTGCCATTTCTACCTCGGGGGGATGATTGATTCGTTGCCGCTTTATCGGCATTTTTGGGCGTTCGGCTATAGGGCCACAACGGGCTATTCGTTGTTTCCGGATCATAGAACAACGCCTCATCGGCCGGCACGCGCTGGCCGCTGATCGGGTTGGTTATCATCTTTCTCGTATCGCTCATGATGTGAGCCCTGTGATTGAAATTTTTGTGCTGAATAAAAAGGTGAAATACCCGAATCCGTTCCGATAGGTCACGCGATAAGGCGATTTGCGCCGGTACAGCGGGCCATGTTCGGCGGAGGGTTTCCAGCCTTGCAGGGCCGCCAGGACCGGACCGATCAGCAGGCCGGCGTCGCTCCGGTTGCCTTCGCCGGTCTTGCCTTTGACATTGCGCACTACCAGCGTCACCAGCCACAACTGGTTGACGAGCTGAGCCCGGCCGGTGCCGGCCTGGCTACCTTCGCCGGTCGGCACCTCGTCATCGAAATAAATCACATGCAGCGCCGGTGTGGCCTGCGCGTTTTCCTTCACGCCGTCCAGATCAGCGGCCGACAGGACATGATGGGCCGGTATGGCCGGCACCTTGTCGATCAGGCGCTGCTTGATCAGCGCTTCCGCTGCCAGGTAGTTCTCCATCACCAATCCCCGCTACGGCCGAACACGCTGGCGCTGGATTCCATTTCCGGCGCGGCGGCGCTTTCGGCGGCTGCCGTGCCGGCCGTATCGACGACGGCGATCTTGCGGGCCGCCATTTTTTCCAATGCCTTGACGGCATCGTCAAAACGCTTCTGGACGTGGCTCGGGACTTGGTCCGCGTACAGATAATAACGGGCGATATCACAGGCCAGATCGACCACCTCGTCATCGGCCAGCGGCAGCTCGTTGCGGCCGGCCAGGTAGCGGTTGATCGTGCGGTCCGCACGCGCAAGGGCTTTTTCGACGGGCACGGTATCGATCTCGCCGGTGCCGGCCGCGTCCGTCAGCTGGACCAGCTCGGCCTCGGTAAACTCGTCGATCAGGTCTTGCAGCGTGCAGTAGCTCATTTGCCTGCGCCCTTATCCTTGGGTTTAGCGTCTCGCCTGGCTGCAGGGACTGGCGCCAGATCGCCCGATTCGGGCTGGATCTGCTCGCCGGGCTCGGCATTGTCCGGGCGCTCTTCGAGGGTCGCGTCGATCTTCTCTCCAGCGCCGGCCGAACCGATTGAATCATCAATCGTCAGCAATTCGCCTTCGCCACGGTATTCCAGATCGCCAGAAAGCAAATCGCCTTCTTGCAGCATGGCCAGATTGACCGGTTCCAGAGCGGTTTCTAGTGCCAAGGGCACTTGTTCCAGGCCGATCACTTCGCCGGCCTTGAACTCGACGGCTTGCTTGGCACAACAGGTTTCGCCGTACTTGGCCACGTCCAGCAAATGCTGACGCCGGCGGATTTGATTGGAGGTTAGCGCCAGCACGGTGCCGCCGGGCAACCGTACTGTCTCAAGCGTTTTATAAAAGTCCATGGCTTACACCAACGTGTTCAGGACAGCGCCCTGCCAGCGACCGTAGCCAACGTTGCGCCAGGTGTCGAGGCCGAGCTGGATAGCGTCGTTATCGAACGCGAACTCGCTGTTCTCGTCTTTCACTTTCAGCGTCGGCTTGGTTTCTTCCTGCCGGATCAACGGCTTGACGCTGCCGTCGGTGCGGAAGGTCGCGAACTTGTCGGTCCAGCCGGCCGCCGTCAGGCGTGGATTGACCGCCAGGCGGATCGACATGCCGTCGATATCGAAGGTGCTGGGGCCTGCGACCCGTGCCGTCGACAAGCCGGAGCGCGCGGCGTCGCTCAGACCCACCGGCACCATAACCAGGAACTGGCTGGCCAATTCGTTGATCGGCTCGCCCTGATCGTCAACCAAGGTGTGCATCTGGGCGATGGATTTCAAAATCGCCTGCTGCATTTCCTCGGGGCTCGGCGCGGTCGCGGCGCCGTGCACGCTGGCCGGCAGCGCCGAGATATCGGTGGTGATATCGTTGCTCTGCGAGCCGGAAGCGCCTTCCGAGTGGTCGGTATCGAAGAAATACTGGCCGTCGTAGCAGACCGTGCTTTCGCCGTTGACGATCAGCGTACTGAGCAAGCTGGCGAAATGCGTCAGGCCGCGTTCGGCGAATTCGGACATCCGGGTGCGCAGCTGGCCGGTCTTGTCGCGGCGCAGATCGCGGAGCAGAATCTCCATCGTCGCCTCGAAATGGCGGTTTTTGATCTCGATGCCGTTGGCCGTTAAGCCCTTGGCATGGCGGCCGCCGATCCATTCGCGCAAGGTCGGCGGCATGTTCAGCCAGGCGTATTCCTCGCTGGGCTGGTCGGAGGTGAAATAGTTGGAGACGGCGTCGATCCAGGCGGCCGCCACCAGCGCCTGCAGGCGCTCGTAGTACATGCCGACAACGGCGCGGGAACTCAGGGTTTCTCTAGTAGCACTCATGTATTTTTATCCTTCAGATTAAGCTTCGGTTGCCCAGGTGCCGCGCAGTTCGGCTACGATCGGGCCGTTGGCGTCGCCGGTTTCCAGGCGGACATAATCGCCGCGTCGGGCCGTGGCCTTGGTGTTGATCAGGTCCTTGTTGTCGGTGCCGGGCAGATCCGGTCCCTGGATTTTGTCGGCGGCGTTGGGCGAGATATTGACCGCGATCGTGCCGAAGGCGCCGCCGTTCATGATCGCGCAGTTCACGGGCGTGGCCACGGCCGGCAGGGTGATGACCTTGGCATCCGCCGTCACCACGAACAGCTTGCCGTTATCCTCGATATCCAGCGTCTTGTCGGCCGCGATCGCCTCGCGCACCGTATAGGCCGCCCAGGGGTCGACATAGCGGACCGCATCGAACGCCACGACCGCGACGCCGGCGCTGACGAACCGGTGCACGAAACCGACAAACACGCCGGCCACGGGGTTAAAGCTGAACGTGTCGTCGTCCTGCGCATAAACCGGCTGGCCGATGTCGGTGATGACGGCGCCGGTCACGGGCAGTTCGATCTTGCCGCTTTCGATCACCCTGACGTTGATGGCTGCTGCTGCCCCGCCGGTGTTATCGGCGCGTGCTTCGGCGAACCCGGCGAAACGGTCGCCGGCCGCCAGTGGTTGGGCATGGCCCGTGCCGGCCACCAGGCCGACCGCCGCGCCTTCATAAATGATGTCGGCGGCGATGACCGGGAATTCATTGCGGTTGCCGCCTTCATACGGGCGGATTTTATCGTCTGCTAAAGTCGTCATTAGTCGTTACCTCCGAGAATTTTGACGGCGCCTGATTCATTGGCTTTGCAATAGGCGATGTAAGTGTCGGCCGTGCCGAACTCGGCGCGCAGGGCGGCGGAGCCTTCGAACTCGGCTTTCGCGCGATCTTCGACAGGCAGGGTCTTGTCGACCGCCGTCGGCGCCTTGCCGCCGGTTTGCAGGCCGGCCAGGGCTGCGAGCGGTTGAGCGGTATCCAGATACGCCGACAGGGCGGCGAAGTTGGATTTGCCCAGGTTTTCCGCCCAGTCTTTCTGCGCCGGCAACAGGCGGCCATCGGCCAGGGCCGGTTCGATCAGCTTGCTGATCTTGTCGGCGTTGACGGTGGCGCTCAGCGCGGCCAGTTCGGTTTGCAGCGCCTTGACACTCTCGATCGGCACGAACTTGGCCGGGTCCGGGGTTTGCGCCTTCAAGGCCGCGACTTGCGTCGAAAGGGCCGCGACCTGGTCGGCGCCGGCTTTGAGTGCCGTGGCGGCGGCCAGTACGGCGGCCTCGTCGGCATCCTCGGGTAAGCCCAACAGGGCTAGCAATGCTTTATTCATAGGGTCCTCGTGGGGTGGGGTTAACGCGAAAAAACTGGCGGCCGCAACGGTTACGGCGCGCATGCCGTCAATGGCGGGGTTGTTAGTGAGCGCCACGCTCAGGATATCCAGCACGGTGCCCGTTTTGTCGTAGCTGAACACCGGCGACAGATAGCGGTATTCGTCGGCGGCGATATGGGCGGAAGCGGCGCCGGTCCATTGCACCCGAGCGGCGAACAGTCCCACGCCCTCGCGCCATTGCAGCGAGGCCGCATCGATCCAGCCGGCCGCCGGCACGGGCTTGCCGTTTTCGGCGACCAGCAGGGATTGATGCTCATAGTCGATCAGAATGGGGTTAGTGCGCCGCGCTACCGCGCTAATCAGCCGTTGCGCCGATGGCGCATCGAGTTGCCAGGGGCCTTGGCCGCGCAAGGCGCCGCGCGGGGCGTCGAACTGACCGGCAGGGAACAGCTGGATGGCGCCATCGGCGTCAGGCGACAGTGAAAACAGGCAAGCGGCGATTTGGGGTTTATGTTGGCTCATGGACCGCATCATAGGCAGTCATGAGCGGGGGCATAATGTGAAGCCCTTCAGAAGGGGGTATTGCGGAAAGGATGGGGATGGGCTGTTACACCCGCCATTCGATGAGGGCGAATCGCGTTTATAAACGCTTTATGAGGCTAAAACGGCAGGCTGGCCGGGCCATGATAGCGGCAGTGGGGCGTACGGGGCTTAAATCGCCTCTATTCAAACAGATCCATGTTAAACATGACGGGCTCTTCGGCCTGGCAGATGGCGATGATCTGGCGCTCGGTCAACCCGTATTTCCGGCACAGGCTGAAATTGTCCAGGCCCTCGCGGCGATCCTGGCGGATGCGTTCGTTCCGGACCGCGCGCTTGGCCGCCTCGGCCTTGGGGATGGTCAACAGTTCGCCGCCGAAGGCTTGGCAAAACCGGCAGGCGGCGGCGAAGCCCAGCAGCTGGCTCAGGCTATGCGCCGGGGTGGCCTGCACCGGCACTGACAAATGCCCGCCGCCGTATTCGCTCCAGATCGCCCACATGACGGCCTCGCCGCAGTAGTCGGCGATCTGCAGCAGGCTGGCGGGCAGCAGGTGCCGTGGCAGGTCGTTCATCATTCGGCGCTCGCGGCCGGTTTGACGGGGCGTTTCAGCCATTTCTTCAGGGCCTCGATCACGCCGGACGCCTCGCCGCTGCCGAGCCATTGCAAGGCGTCGACATCGGTCATGCGCTTGACGTAAGCGCACAGGCTGGCCTCGGACGGGTTCCGTACCTTGCCCGCCGCATGCAGCTCCAGCCACAGGGCGCGGATTTTCCGGGACTGGGCGTCATCGGCCAGGCGGCGCTGCGGATTTACTGGCCGGGCGCGCTTGTTGCCGGATTTGTACCGAACCTTGAAGCCCTTGCTCTTCATGGTTTCGACGGCCTTGAACAGCTGGGTATTGGTGAGCGTGGACGCCGAATAGCGCCCGTCCTTGAGCGTTGCGCCCTGCATCGGCAGCCAGATGCCGTAGTAGAATTCGTCATCCCAGCCCAGCTCCTGTTTACCGACGCGTAGCAGCTTGTAATAGCGGTTGCGGTCGAACTGGCTTTGACGGTTGTTATGCTGCATTTCAAGCCCCTTGATGCGCGTTGCGCATGGTTTGGATTTGTTGTTCCAGTCTTTTGATCTGCCCTTTTAGCGCCGGCTCTTTGCTGGTGTTGTACAGGCTGTTCAGGCCGGCTAGCTCATTCATCAGCCGATTCAGTTCCAGCGCCAGCTGCCTGCTCGGGTCGGCCTGCGGCCTGGCGTGATCCTCCCAGCGCCGCTCGAACAGCCAGCCTTCGGCCATCTTGCGCACTTGCCCCGGCGGCAACGGGCGCTGCGCCTCCTGTTTGGCCGCGTCGATAATGGCCTGGTATTCATCCTTGCTCAGTTCCCCCAGCTGGACCCAGCGCATCGCCGCCCGGTTGCTACCTTTTTTATAGGCGAAGGCCTCCCAAAAAGCCTTGAAGGCCAGCGCTTGCCGGTGCGTAAATTCATCACTCCAGCGTTTGGTTTCGCGCGGTGTTGCCGGCTGGTCGGCGCCATAGCCGGTTTTAGTCAGCCAGTCCCACAGGTCCTCGGCATAGTCCAGCGCCGCCTGCCGTTTGTCCGGGCTGGGCAGGCAGCGGGCAATAACGGCCTGGATAAAGCGTTTCTTGCTCATTCCGTGCTCCCTGTTTACCCGTCTTAGAGGGCCGCCAAGTCCAGCGCCAGCTGCTCGAACTTGCCGGCCTGGTTGCGCTCGTAAATGCGCAGATAGGCCTTGGTGCTGACTACCTGCATGGAATCGCGCAGCGCCTGCATGGCCGTTTGCCATTCAAAATCCTCGATCTCCAGCTGCATCAGCGTATAGATGCGGCCCAGGCTGATCTTGCCTTCCCGATCGGTCTGGAAGGCGTGCTCGACCAGCGCCTTGATTTCGGCGCGACTGCCTTCGGTCCAGCGGTGGATGCAGGCGTCCACCAGCTCCTTGGCGGCCTGCAGGCGCTCGTCGAAGATTTTGATATCGGCCTGGGCCAGCTTGATCTGGTAGCGGCCGTCATAGCTGCACAGCGTGATATTGCCCTTGATACCGCCCAGCTTGACGCCGTATTTTTCGGCCGACAGCTCCGCGAACGCCTGGATGTCGCCGAACGCGTCGGCCTTGAAGTCGGCCATCAGGCCGCGCAAGTCGCCCGCTTTTTCGACGATCTCCTGGACCAGCGCATCGCGGGTTTTGTCGATCTCGCTGACCAGATCCAGCGGGACCAGATGGCCGGCCGCGTTGCGCAAATAGCCGGCAGGGATTTCATTAGTGTTGTTCATGGGTTGTCTCTTGGTTAATAAATCGTTGTGTAGGTCGGGTCATGCCCTTGGGTATAACCCGACAGGGTCTTCAATGCGCCGCTTTCAGCGCACGCGGCCGCCAGGGATGCCGGGCACTCGGCCGAGCGGCGTCCGGTGCGATGTGCGGCTTGTGCCACTCGACCTCCACGCCGTCGACAATGGCGGCAAAGGTGCGGTAATGGCGGCCGCCATCAAAGCCGCAACCCTTGTAGCGCGAGGCCAGCTGCCAAGTGGCCGGGGTCGCTTTCACGGTGATGGACGGCGCCGGGCCAAACCGCGCCGTGATGACTACAAAGCCCATGCTCAGCAACTTCCGGGCGACCTGGTTGACGAGGCCCAGGGGCGGCTCGTCATCAAGCGCGGGCGCCAAGGTATGCGGACGGCCACTCATAAGAAGCCTCGCGTTTCCAGTTCGCGCGCGGTGCGGCGGCGGTCCGCCGCGCGCTTTTGATGCCGGATGCGTTCAAACAGGGCGGCCAGCCGTTCCAGGCGCAGTTCCCAGTTGGCTCTCCGGAGCGCGTGTATCAATAAATCATTACGCTGTCTGATCATGTCAAAACTCCTGCACGGTATAGCCGGCCTGTCTGGGCGCCGGCAGGGTGGTGGGGCGAACGGTAAAGCTCGGCGCCAGGGCGAGGTCCAGATACGACAGGACTTCATAGCCCAGGCGGGCCAGTTTCAGGGGTTCCGCGCGAACCCTGAAAACCAGTTCGCCGTCAATGGTGTCAAAGCTGATCACCTCAAGGCCCAGGCTCGCCAGTTTGCTGACGTGCTCGGCGATTTCAGCCAGTTTGGCGCTATCGAGTTGTGATGCCATAGAGACTCCTACGGGTTGCATGGCCGGTCTGGCGCGCTCGATGCGCGCCGCCAGTTGTTTGATAAATGTCCTCATGTCGACTTCTATGCCTCGCGGATCAAATCGCCGCTGACCTTGGCAAAACCCAGCTGGGCGGCCTGGTTCAACGCGGCAGTGACTAAATTGTTGACCATCAGGGGATACATCAGGCTGATGGTTTCCCGGCTGGCTTTGCTGGCCTTGGCAAAGATCAGCCGGGCCCTGATGCCGTCCAGGGCGTCTTTCTCGAAGACGTTTTCCAGCTCCGCGCCCACGCGGCCGAACTTAAAGCGCAGGTATTCATCGACATGCGCATCCAGCGGGTCCAGCTCCACCAGCTCGCAGCGCTGCACGACTTCCCGCACCTCGGGCGAACGCTCATTGAGCTTGGTTTTCAGCTCGGTCTGGCCGATCAGCACGATCGACAGCAGCTTCTTGAAGCCGTCTTCCAGTTCCAGGAACCGCTTTAAATGTTTGAGGGTCGGCACGCTCAGGGCATGGGCCTCTTCGATCACCAGGCAGTGGGCGAAACCGGCGCGGCGGCTGTCCTTCAATATCCGGTGCAGCTGGCGGCTCTTGGCCTCCATGGATAGGAACGGCTTCTCGTTCGGCGCCACGGTGCGGATGATGGCGTCGGCGATCGCCGCTGATTTCAGGGTTTTGCCCTTGACGTCGTTATCCTCCATGCCCAAAACATACGGCTGAATCAGGATGATCGGCGCGTCCTCGCGGCTGATGCGGTCTTCGAGATCCTTGCGCAGGGTCGATTTGCCGGCGCCGGATTCGCCGACCACGGCCATGAATCCGCCCAGCTTGGCTGTGGTCCACAGGTACTCGCGGACATAGCGGATGGACGGGCTGCTGAAGACGTCCTCGGCCTCATTGAGATCGTCCTGGAACGGATCGCGGAACAGGCCGAAGTGTTTTTTTGCCGCTGGCGACAGCGTTTGTTTTCGTAGTAACATGTCATGGACCTCCAAGGTCAGTAGGTTTTTCGCATCGGCTGCGTCAACAGTCGGCGCGGGTTCAAACAGTGCCGCGTCAACGGCAATATCGTGGTCGGCCAGCACTTCGGTAATCCGGCCCTTCAGGGTGGTTTTATCCGGGCTGGTCGGCCATTTTTCATGATTCAGCAATTGCGCCACCAAAGCTGGTGACAGGTTCAGCTCGCGGGCCAGATGCGCCTGGCTGATGCCGGCGCGTTGCAGCTCGGATTTCAGTGCCAGCATGCGTCCACCGCCCCGGCTGCCGCCGTGTCGTTTGAACTGCGCAGTTCAGCCAGTACTTGGGCCAGCATCGCTTCCACGGTCATGCACAGGTTGTTGGCCGGCGTGCTGGCGTCGAGCGAAGCTTCGCCGTTGGTGGCGACGCGCAGCACCTTGATCTCCACGCCGCCGGGCACGTCTGGATCGTCTTCAAATATCAAAAAGGCTTTCATTGGTTTTTCCCCCACTGGGTTGGTTAATCGACGGTTAAACCGCCTGTAATTTAGCTTGGCCGCTCGCGGTTCTACCCGCGCGCAGGTCGGCCAGCACTTGCTCCAGTTCCGGCTCCGTTGCGCCGTCCGGAAAACGTTTTTGCAGATCGGCCAGCATGCCGGGCTGGTAATCGCTCCCCAGGCGACCCTGCAGCCACTTGGCCATCTGCACGGTGTTCATGCGCAGCAGCTCCACGGTCGGCGCGGCCACGTCCAGCGCCGTGCCTCGCTTGGGCATAAAGGCCGGCAGTTCCTGCTGGCTGGCGATCAACGGATCGACCAAGCCGTCGAACGGAATGTAATGCTTGCTGGCGCGTTTCTTTTCGGTGTCCGCCAGCGTCGCTGTGCCGGCGGCAATTTGCTGGACACGCTTGCGGTTGGTATCGGCAACCGTATCGGGCCGGGCCTTGTGTTCCTGGCCGATCATGGCGGCAGTTTCGGCGAATCCGTATTGGTTGAGTTTGATTTCGGGCAGTGCGATATGCTGTTCGCGGCCGTCCTCGCCCCAGACGACGGCCATGGCGGTATCGGCCAGGAACGGGTGCCAATGCACGTAGACATCGCCCTTGACCGTCACGCCCGGAACGTCTTCCACGCTCCAGATCCGGTTTTTGAACCCCACCGTCAGATCGCCCTTGACCTGGCGTTTGATCGGCTCATCGGTGGCCAGGCTCAGCAACACGTCGGCGCTGGGGGTTACGCGCAGCTGCTCGGGCGTAATGGTCAGCCAGCAGGCCAGCCGGGTTTGCTTGGTGCGGCTGTGGACCTGGGTAAAATTCCAGGTCTTCTGGTAGCGGTCGGCCAGGCTATTGATTTGCTCGAAATTAGCCGGACGCGGCTTTAAATAGCGCAGGGCCTGCTCGAAACTGGTCTCTACCAGATGGTTGCCCTTTTCGACGCTGCCCTTGGCGCGGGCATTGCGGCTTTTGTTGACGATCAGCTCGATACCCATGCGCGCGCAGAAGCGCCGCACCAGGCCGCCGGCAGTCGCGCCCGGATCGACCATAACGATGAACGGCGCGCCCTGGAACGGATCGTTGCTGGCCTTGGGCGCCATGGCCCAGGCCAGAAAGCGCACGGTATGCTCGCCGCTCTCGGCGTGGGGATAATACCGGTACCGGATCAGGCCGCTGGTGTGGTCGGCCAGCACATAGCGGATCACGCGGAACTGCTCGATCGCCTTCAGGTTTTGCGGCTTGTTCTTGTAATGCACGGCCTGGTCCAGCTCCACCAGCTCCGCGCCGCCGTCCGGCAGGTAATAGATCACGCACACGGAGGCGTCTACTTCCCAGACATGATTGGGGTGCAGCGATTGCAGGCGGGTATGCGGCGTGGCCTGGCGCAGTTGGTCCGGATGCAGCACATAGGTTTTCAGCGATCGGCTGATGGCGGAATCGGATAGCGGCACCAGCTCGCCGGTGTCGGTATCCATCGTCGCGGCGGTAATCAAGCCGTTTTCTCTCAGCACGTTGACCGCCTCCTTTAGGCTGGTGATTTTGCGGTTGTTCTGCCGATAGCCTTCCATCAAATAAGCGGACAAGATCTCGGCTTCGTGTTGGCTCAATGTCACCGCGCCGGCATCGGACCGGCGTTTGCGCGGCTTGCTGACGGCTACCCGGCTCAAATGCTTCAGCAGCGTGGCGCGGCTTTTGCCCAGCTCGGCCACCGCGCGCTGATAAATGGATTCCTTCTCGCCATGGCCAGCCGCCGCCACCTCATCGGCGATGCGGACCAGTTGCTGTATGTAGGCCGGATTCATGACTTAGCCCTCTGTTCTCTGGGTCAAGGCTTGCACCCGGCGATAGTTGGCCAGCGTCTCCTCATCCATCAGCGATTCAATGTCCGTGCCTTCTTCCTCCCACTTCATAAAGGCTTCCGCGTTGGCCTTGGCTGGATCGTCGGCGGCCGTTTCCGGCTCGGTCACGGGCGATATCGCCAGATCATGGGCGACGCCATAGGCGGCAGTAATGATCAGCCCCAGCGACTGGGCGGCGGCCAGCTCGATGTGCTTGGGCGGCTGATCGCCGAATTCCCCATAGAGCTTGACGATCTCGCTGCGTAGGGTGGCCTCGATTTTGGCCGTGATTTCGCGGGTATAGGATTGCAGCCAGGAAAGCTGAGCGGCGCCCGGCATGGCCAACTCGGCGATCTCCTGGCGCTTAGATGTTTCCAGCAACGCGAGCTTTTCCGCCTTCTTGTTCAGCTCGGCGGTTTTTTCGCTGATGACACGGTCTTTGGCTACCAGTGACTGTTCCTTATCGGCGATCAGTTTCTGGGCGGCCTCTTTCTCGCGAAAGTGCCGGGCGGCCATTTCCTGCATCAGATCCAGGGCTTTATCTAAACTCTCCTCTTCTATCGCATGGGCAATGAGCTTTCTATCGTCGACGGGTAGTGCTTTGAGAGCTGTATAATCGCGTTGGCGAAATCCTATTCGTTCGGCTTGTTCGTAGAGGTCGGGCCCGAGAGTGTTGTAGTTGCTCATTAATTGCTGAACACGTCGAGCAGTTTTACCTAAAAACACGTCACAAAATTCATCAAAATGCGAAACGTGTTTCGTATTTCCGTTTTCGTCCTGATACGGTAAACCCTTGTATTTCTTGCCTTCGCGGAGATTAATGGCGGTTTCTGCAATCAACTTTTCCGAAACCGTTTCGTAAAATTGGGCCGTTTCAATCCGGCCCAATGCCTTGATAGCATCAAAGCTACTCATAACGACTGCATCGGCAGCAGCTAATTGATCGGCTGACTCGCTCATCGCGGGCAAATTCTGCGCATCGCTCTCGGTAACGATATGCTGCGTAATCTCTGTATCCACAGGGGTTCTAGCCATTGCATTGCTCCATTGATCAAAAATTTCTTATTGTCCGGTTATACGGTTGCGGGATTCCTGGATGCGCCGTTCCGCCTCATCCAATGAATGCATTATCTGTACGGCATACCGCGCCATTCGATGACTGACCCTGATGCGGCCGGTCTCCTGGATGCGCTCGGCAAAACCGTTGCTTTCCAGCGTGCTGACATAACGCGTAATATCGGACGCGGAATAGCCGGTTTCCTTAGCCAGCTGGGTCGAGCTAAAGCCATGCGCGAAATTGCGCATTAGTACGTCCAGCACGGCCAGTACCTTGGCGGCGCTTTTGATATCGTGCGTAACCATTTATTTACTCCTCATCAAACGGCAGCTCCGGCTGCCGGTATTTTTCAACATTGCCTTTATGCCAGGCCATGCGCTCAAGCGCGGTTTGCAAGGCGGCCAGTGTGGCGTCCACATCCGCCTGATCCGCATAAAACCTCATCAGTGCGCCAATGGCGTCATGGGTGGCGGCTTGCAGAGACTGAATATCATCCGGCCCGCCTTTGCGGCCTTTGGGTATCTCAATCACCAGTTTGCCGCCGCTCACTACCAGCCACCGGCTGACGTAGTCAATGCCGCAGGCGTGTTCAAAGGGCTTGATCAGGCGGCTGGGCAGGCTGGCTTCCTGCATCCATTTATATAGGGTCCATTTGCTGGCCAGGCCCATCAACTCAGCAATCGTGTCCACCGAGCGGTTATGTTTGGCCTTGGCATATTCCAGGCATAAATCCATCGCATCGCGTAGATCGCGGGGTTGAACCCGTTTCCAATTCCGCCTGCTCATTGGAAATGGCCCGTTTCGCTAGTCGCCAAAAAAATAACTGTTTTGCATATGGTGAAAACTTGTTTTACGATGCAAAAATAAGCCCGTCTTAAACCAACACGGGAAAATGCTATGAATAACGATGATTTTGATGAACTAGCCGGCCGCATAGAAGGCTTAGCCAATTTCGTTTTGCATCTGGCAGCAGAGCTGGAAGTCAAGAATTGCATCAACGGGCCCAATCTAACGGATGCTGTTCGCGGCTATGCCGAGCGGCGCAAATTTCCTGACGGCACCGATCGCTTTGCCGACGCAACTCGACGGATGCTGCAAGGGCTGGCTCAGTCGCTGGACACGGCACGTATGAGACGCCAATGATGGGGGCGTTCAGGCTGAATCCGTAGGGCGATACTGAATCCGGCTCGATGACTGCAACCTCTGTCATCTCGATATCCAGCAGTAATTGCGCTACGTCACTGGCCCCAATCGCCAGGGCGCGCAGGATCAGCGCTTGGCGCTGACGGTAGGGTTGCGCCCTGAACGCATCGGGATTGTTTAGAGCGTTTTGAATGAGTGGCTGATACATGGTTGGCGCCTACTCGGATACGTGTTGAGGAGATGGCTTAAGGCCGAGCGCCACGGCGATCTCATGGCCTTTACCGTAGCGGCCTTTGACCTGGCCGTTGAGCACCAGTGATGCCTCGCGCGGCGTGTAACCGTGGTTACGCGCCCATTGGGAGATGGTGATGCCTCGCGCCAGAAAATCGGCTTTTATTTGTTCGGGGGTTTTAATCATGACTGGCTCCGGTTAAAGTTTGTCATTGTTGTGTTTGTGTTTGTGTTGAGTTAATTATTGTGCAGAATTCTGCATAAATCAAATAAATATTTGAAGAATTATGCAAATCGGAGATCGACTAAAAGAAGAACGAGATCGGCTAGGCTTTACGCAGAGCGACTTTGCAGCGCTTGGCGATGCTTCATTGCGCTCTCAAATCGACTGGGAAAAAGGCAAATCTTTTCCGAATGCCAAGTTTTTAGCCGCCATCGCTGCCGTTGGCGCCGATGTGCAATACATCCTGACCGGCGTGAGCTCATCGGCCGCGTTGACGCTGGATGAACAGTTGCTGCTCGATCGGTACCGGATCAGCCCTAAGGAGTTGAAGGATGCCGCCTTACGCGTGCTGTTATTGGGCGATCCACCACAACCCGCTGCAAAGTTCGTCGTGCATGGCGATGTGGGCCAACAGTTCGATACAGTCCATGAAGGCACTTTCAACATCGATATGCGTAAGGAGCGTAAGAAGAAATAATGAATGCAAGAGTAGAAATCAAGGGAGATGTCGGCGTCGCCGTGAACGCGGAAGATGGGGCCGCCGTTCATATTTATGTGGGATCGGGAGCGCCTGGAAGCAAATCGGACCCGGTGATCCGGGCTGTCCATATCTTGCTGAAAACCTGCGATGAAGCCGACTGCCGGCCGGTAGTGGAACGAATCAGCCTAACTCTTTTTGGCAGCAACGTATTCAAACGTTTAAGCCTTGAACAGTTGGAACAGCTCCAGGCTATTGCCGAGGAGCTTCATGCTATGCAACAAAGCAAAGACGATTCCCATTCCATCTTTACCCGTGAAATGGATGAGTACGAGGATTTTTACCGGCGTACCGGCATCAGGGCATCCAGGCCGGAGCGAGTGGCACTAACACGACTGATGACCAATCATCCTTTTACCGTCAAAAAAATCAAGTGCGTTTGGCGGGAAGGCATACTGACTTACGCAGATGATCGCCTACAAACCAAGCTGCCGGTTTGGGAGCCATTGTTAGGCATGGCCGCGGCTCTAATTTGTGGCGTGGCATTAGTCCTGATTCTGGCGCAAGTCCTTCTGGCGAAACCGCCCATACAGGAATTGATGACGCAAGGGGTAACGTTCCTGGCGTATGTATTCGCTCTGATCGTTAGCGCCAATTACATGATAGCGCCGGCTTACATTGGCAAGCGGATTAAAGCGGTTATAGAGAAAGCCTGATTTGTCGGGCCCATGGGGATGACAAGGAATCAGGGAAGACGGAAAAGGTAAAAAAGCCGGTTAACGGCTTTCGTTCACAAGTGTGTCTATTTAGAAAACGAGGAGATTTAGATGGATGGCGGTGTTTTTGAAGGTTGGTTTATTTTAATAGTTTTTTTGCTAGGGTTATTGTCCATGACATCAGTAGGACGTCAGGGCAATAGGCTACACAAAAAATTTATAGGATTGGAGACGCTTGTCGGTAAAACCGAGGAGGAGATAATAAATGCTGTCGGAGCGCCGACATCTCGGACTGCAATGCTCGATAGCGCTCTATTGCAGTGGCAATCGACTGGCTACCATATCGCCTTAATATTTGATGAAAATAGCATTTGTAAAGGCATTTCGCATGAATTTGTTCATCGTGGCTAAACAAATATGCTTGGATTAACGGGTAACAATGCTGATCACGCCGAAATTCGTGAACTACTGAAAAAGGCCACCGCACAGGCCAATGAAAAAGATTACGACTCAGCCATTGCTAGTTTGCTACGAGCCTATGAATTGATGAAGACCTGCTCAACAGGATGGGGGATTAGAGCCTATTTCAGAGTAGCGCGTTACTATCATCTTGCTGGCCGTTATGAGGAAGCGCTGCAATGGCTGCAACAGTTGCATGACAATGTAGACGCCGATGCGGACGCGCGCGAACTGCTCTACAAGGCCTGGGGTTGGAGGCAAAAAGGAGGCTTTGCGAAGATTTCAAAAACACTCAGGAGCACCAACAAAAGGCTGATTAAAGAGGAAATAGAGCTATTGAAGACAAGACAGCAGAAAATAGAAATTCGGAAACAAAAAGCATTGGTTTAAGAACAAAAAATCAGGAATAAATATGACAGATAATAAAAAACCAGAAGATAAGCCTCGTCCTGCACACGAAAGTTATGATGACTGTAACACGCGTACTGATCGGACTCTTGATAACACGGTTGTCGATACCATCAAGCCGCCGCCCAGAAGCCCTGATGATCGGGAGAGGAATGATGACAATAGCGGATAAAAGACACAATTTATTGTTTGGCGTAAGGCGTTCCGTTCGTTACCACAACAGACGTCGCAATTATTATGATAGGTTTAACCTGATGGTAAATGCGGTCTCTGTCATTATGGGATCAGCTACTGTGTATGGGGTGCTGCACCCGTCTGGTAGTAATGGGAGCATCGCGCTGATTCCGGCTTTTATTGTTACGGTATTGTCCGCGTTTAATTTGGTAATTGGCTCTGCCAGACAAGCCAGACTGCATTCCGATCTGGCCAAGCGTTTTATCGCCTTGGAAAAAAAGATGGTTGTTGTTGAGATTCCCGAGCAGTCCGAGTTAAACACTTGGACTCAAGAACGCCTGGATATTGAAATGGACGAGCCACCGGTGCTACATGTGTTAAATACAATCTGTCACAATGAAGTGGCCCGATCGATGGGGTATGGCAAGGAGTATTTGGTAAAGATTGGTTTTTGCCAGCGAATGCTATCACCCGTTTTTGATATAGGGGAGCATTCACTGGGCGCTTGATGTTTATCCCGGATTAAGCTGTGTAGGGTACGCATCGCGTATCTTTTCAAAAATCTCTGACCTTCTGAACCAAAGAAGGTACGCGGTGCGTACCCTACACACTTGAACGAATTATGATGGCGAGCAAATGGGCCGATTATCCGACTCAGCCCGTAGGATGCGGTGAGGCACGAATCGCATCAATCTCGAACCGATGCACTTCACTGCGTTCAGCACCTCCTACGGGCTCTGTGACTTGTTGGTAACGTGTATTGGGCAATCTCAAAAAATGCTCAAAAACTCATTAAATTATTCTCAAATTATTCCCATTTTTTTGAGTTGGAGCGCTTTTCTCCGGAGCAGCGCCATCTCTAGCGGCAATCCAGACCGTCACGCAGGGCAGCAGGTTAATACACAGCCGCTTGTTGTGCGGAGACCAATGGGCGCCGATCCAGAAACTGCCTAATCTGCATAATAGGCCAATTTTCATTTTACGATCGCCCCAGCAGCGCACCGCGCTTGCTTTGCACCGGCTTATGGATCGATACCTCCCGAGCGGCATCAAGGCCGGCGACGATCGCTTGCCGGTCATTGGGCCTTTGGGGTCTGGCGGTCGTCCGGGTGTCGCTCACTAACGAATCGGCGAAGCGCTGTTGTTTATAGAGGGCTATGGCGGTTTTCTCCTGCTCGGTACCGGCGAACTCACGCACCTGCTGACTAATGCGCCAGCACCAGGCGTTACAGAAGATATCGGCCATGCGAATCTTGTTTTCGCGCTTATAGCGCTTGAGCGTGGCGGTATAAGCGGCGCGGTCCTTGGTGATCTGCCGGCGCAGCACGTCAAAGGTGTAAGCCGCCAGTTCGGGCTTAATACCCAGGCCCAAAAAATTCATACAGCTGTCTCGCCAGCCGCCGCCTGGCGAGACAATCGCCGAGCAGCCGAACGCTGTGGCAATGATACTTGCCAAGTTACAGAGGTACAGCGGTGGACGATGCTTACCACCGGCTTTGCTCAAATGCTCATGCACCTGCGCTGCCGCTACGTCGCCGCTGCTCAGGTTGTATTTCTGCATAAGGGCGTCGGCTTGGCGCTTGGCCGCTTCCGCTTCACTGGGTTCGTCGGAGGCGGCCAGGGCCAGGCATTTGGCGATTTTGGCGGCTATTTTTTTAAGTTCGTTGTCAGTCATTTTCTCGTTTCTCATCATCTGTTATCGCCTGGATAACTTCAAACGGCCAGGCATGGATAGCACCGTTATCCAGAAAAAAAGGGCGTTCACTTGATCGAACATATCGAGTCTTACAATGATATGGGTAATCGTATGCACGGCTCGTGTTTTATCGGACCGCAGGTGCACGCGCATGCCGATGGTGTACTGTCTCATGGGTTCCTCATCGCCTAAACGGTTCCGGCGGCGGCTTATCGCCCGGCGGCAGCCGGAGCATTTCCCGCCAGATTTTGTTGAATTCCCTGGGGTCGGTGGACACGGCCCACCATTCCTGTTCTGTTTTCCCGCTGCTTAAAAAATAGCCACGGATTGCCGCATGGCGCATCCGCGCCCGCCGCAGTTGCGCATCAGGCAATCGTCTTGCCTGCCCTGAAATCGGCCAGCGTCAGGCCGAAGGTCGCCTGGCAATGCGCCAGCTCGGGGAAGCGTTTCCAGCGCCCGGCCCATTCCAGTCCGCAGGATTCCGCGTTTTTGCCGCAGCGGGTGAACAGGTTGGCATCGTTCCAGGGGATCTTGCCGTTGACGATCGGCGCGAAATCGAACGCGCAGCGCCAGTTGTGCCAGGACTGACCGGGGCGCGCATTGGTCACTTTTCTGCCTGGCATGGTGCGGCCTTGCGCATAAAGCGCCGCTTGCGATTCATGGTCGCGGTAGGTGCTGGTGATGATGATGTCAATATCCAACTCGGCGCAGGCGGCGATAAATGCCCGGCACAGCGCCGCAACGCGCGGGTGCAGATCGTCTATATTTCGGCTGTTGATCATGCGGTCTCCCATTATTAATGAAGTGTCTCGATGGGGCATCATACATCTCCCGAAATAACCGAAGGCTATGAAGCTCTTCATATGCCGCGCTTTTCTCCTGTTTCCTAGACTATCCCCTACTTAACCACTTCATCCGCTAGAGGAGCAGTCCTGTGAAGCATCATTTAATAAAGAAACGCCTGGCATCGGCGCGGGCGCAATTTCTGGAAACACGAAACGCGCTGGCAAGGGCACGTGCCCATCTATCGTGTGCCAAGGCCGATGTTACGCATTATGAGCGGCGGGAGGCAGCTCTGACAGACCAGCTGGCGGCTGATACGCAGGTTGTCGGCAGCCTATGGCTGGATCTGATGAACAGTATGTCGCACCGGCGTTTTTTGAAATTTGTGCTGGAGCATAGCTAATGAGCTGGGTCACGAAAACGGCCGGCTGGCTGGCCATTGCCATGGGCCTTGGCGGTTTTGCCCTGGGCCTGTTCGACGCGGATTCCGCCGCCATGATCGTGACCAACGGCATGGGCTATATCGGCATCGATCGCAAATTCAAGCGCATGGTGAACAGCCAAGGCGGTCAGTCATGATCGGCTTTCGTGGCTTTGGATGGGTGGCTATGGTCGCCTTAACCAGCGTACCGGTTATTTATACGGGTTCTGTTCCTGCCGTAGGCCGATACAGGCAAAAGTGCCGGCGCTGCCGTTTCGAGGTCAGGGGCTGGTAGTGGTCGCGCTCATCATATTATTGGCAGCGCCCAGCCTGGCCATTCTGCTGGTGGCCTGCGTGGCGTTAGGCAATCGCCGGTCGCGATCCGGCGCCAAGCTGGCCGCCGCCTCGGCCGCCCATAGGCACATCAAGCGGCGCCAAATGCCGGACGTCGACCGTTAAAATAACAAGGATCGCAGCGAGGCGATATCTATGGACATAGGACTATTCGGCGAATGGCTGGATGTGATTTACAAGATCGCCATGGCGGCGTTTGGCGTATGGCTGTATCTGGACCGGCGTAATGACAAAACGCATCTGCGTATCAGCCAGCTCGAAGAGCGGATAGACAACCGGCTGGATGGGCATTCCGACCGGCTGACGCGTGTGGAAACGGCGCTGACTAATCGGCCGACGCACGATCATCTGGCGGAGGTTTACCGCGAGATTCGCAAGGTCACCGACGCGGTCAACGCGATGGGCGCGACATTGGAACGAGTCCATGAGCGGCTGGACAACGTGAAAGAGCTGACTCACCGGATGGATTCATTCTGGCGTAATAACAACTAGAGGAAATAGCGATGAATTACAACGAGCACATGATCGCTCATCGGCGGCTGGCTATTTTGACCCTGCTGGCGGCAGCCAATGCCTATACGCTGCATGAGATAGATTTGAAGAAAGCCCTGATCGAGCAAGGCCAGGCAGCCAGCACGGATGTTTTACGGTCGGATTTGCAATGGTTGCATGAGCAAGGTCTGGTGCTGGCTAAGCAACCGGATGGTGGCATTTGGCTGGCGACCTTGACGGCGAAAGGCGGCGATGTGCGGCAGGGATTGTCAACGGTTCCGGGCGTTGCGCGGCCGGAGCCCGGAGCCCGGTAATGGCGCCGCGTCCCGCTGTCGATAAATTGCCGGAGCCGATTCGCATTGAATTGGACGAAAAGCTGGTTCGTAACGGTTTCGGTGATTATTTGGGGCTGTCGGCATGGCTTGCTGAGCAAGGGTATCAAATTGGCCCCAAAGCGGTTTGGAACCATGGGCATAAGCTGAAAGCCAGCATAGAGAAATCGGTCAATCGAGCGCGCGCACGTCTTGAAGGTTTCAGGGCATTGGGAGGCGTATCCGATGAGGAAAAGGCGATGTTAATGGAGGCCAATGAAATCGTCGCCATGGATCAGATTCTGGATTTGTTTGAGGAGATGGATGGCATGGAGGTAGCTGATCGTATCGCAGCGATTCCGAAGTTGGTGCGGGCTAGTACTGACCTGAATCGCGGCGCGATCGGTAGCGCCAAGTGGAAAAAAGAGTTTGAGGCTGAAGCCAGGCGCCAGGCACGTGAAGAGGCCGTGCAGGCCGCCGCCAGCGCCGCCAAGGCCGAAGGCGTGTCCGAACAAGGTATCGCGCGCATCCGTGAAGCGCTGGGCATGGTCGGCTAATGGGCAACGCCAAGATCATTCCGGCCAATCCCGACGCGATTTTCTTGCCGTTTCAGGAGCGCTGGATCAAGGACGATTCGCGCCTGAAGCTGATGGAAAAATCCCGCCAGATCGGCATTAGCTGGTCGACGGCCTACAAGGCTGATGAACGCACGGCCATGGCGGGCCAACGTTGGGACCAGTGGGTTTCCAGCCGTGACGATCTGCAAGCCCGGCTGTTTATCGAAGACTGCAAGATGTTCGCAAAAATCCTGCAAATCGCTGCTCAGGATTTGGGCGAGAAGGTCATCGACGAAAAGGCCAAATTAACCGCTTACGTGCTGGAATTCGCCTCGGGCAAGCGCATTCATAGCATGTCCAGCAATCCGGACGCGCAGGCCGGCAAGCGTGGCGGCCGTATCCTGGATGAGTTCGCACTGCATCCCGATCCCCGAAAGCTGTGGTCGATTGCATACCCCGGTATTACCTGGGGCGGTTCCATGGAGCTGATATCGACGCATCGGGGCAGCCATAATTTTTTCAATCAGTTGATCCGCGAGGTGCGCGAGCACGGCAATCCAAAAAAGATCAGCCTGCACCGGGTGACGCTCCAGGATGCGCTGGATCAAGGGTTTTTATACAAGCTGCAGCGCACGTTGCCGGCCGATCATGAAGTGCAGGCAATGGTGGAGGCGGATTATTTCGATTTCATCAAGTCCGGATGCGCCGATGAGGAAAGCTTCCAGCAGGAATACATGTGTGATCCGGCCGATGATGATGCGGCCTTCCTGGAATATGACCTGATCGCCAGCGCCGAATATGCCAGCGGCGAGCCGTGGGAAATCGAACTGGATCAGGCCAAGGGCCGTGAATTGTACGGCGGACTGGATATCGGACGCACCAAGGATTTGACGGTGTTGTGGATCTTCGAGCGGCTGGGCGATGTGCTGTATACCCGCAAGATCATCACGCTCAAGAAAATGAGCAAGCCGGATCAGGAAAAGGTGTTGTGGCCCTGGCTGGCAGTGTTGTCGCGTTGCTGCATCGACTATACCGGCATGGGGATCGGCTGGGGTGATGATGCGCAAAAGCAGTTTGGCCAATACCGCGTTGAGCTGGTGACGTTTTCGGCCTCGGTAAAAGAGGCGCTGGCCTATCCGCTGCGCGGCGCGATGGAAGATCGCAAGCTGCGCATTCCGTATGAGCCGGAGATACGCGCCGATTTGCGGGCGGTCACCAAGTCCGTCACGCCGTCCGGCAATATCCGTTTCACGGCCGAACGCTCGGAAAACGGCCACGCCGACCGATTCTGGGCCTGTGCGTTGGGCGTTCACGCCGGATCGACGCCGGCCTCGATGATCGAATACACCCCCATTCCCAGCAAGAATGACCGTTACTGGGAAAAAGACGATTTAGAAACTGAGCGCGATGGAGCCTGGTAAACATGCAATTTTTTGATTGGTTTAAACAAAAGCTGACCCCGCTCATGGTCAGGGATCGGCAGACCGACTCGCCGCGCGCCGCCCCGCTGCACCGCGAGTTCGCAGGCCACCCTTCGAAAGGGCTGACGCCGGCCCAGCTGGCAAGCATCCTGCTGGCCGCCGAGGAAGGCGATATGATTGCCCAGGCCGAGCTGTTCATGGACATGCGCGAGAAGGACGCGCATATCGACGCCGAAATGCACAAGCGCGAAATGGCGGTAAAAAAGCTGGACTGGACGCTGGAACCGCCGCGCAACGCCACGGCCAAGGAAGAAGCCAACACCCAGTTGCTGGAAGACCTGATCCGCGACGAGCTGGACATCGGTGGTATCCGTATGGACGCCCTGGACGCCATAGGCCATAGCTATTCCTGCATCGAGCTGGGCTGGGGCCGCACCGCGCAAGGGCTTTGGTTCCCGAACCAGATCGAGCACCGCCCGCCGTCCTGGTTCACCTGCCCGCCCGACCAACGCAACACGCTGCATCTGCGCGACACCGGTTCCAGTTACGGCGTGCCGCTGCAGCCGTTTAGCTGGATCGTGCACCAGCATAAGTCCCGCGCCGGCTACATCGCCCGGACCGGGCTGTATCGTTCGCTGGCCTGGCCGTATCTGTTCAAGAATTACTCGGTGCGCGATCTGGCCGAGTTCCTGGAAATCTACGGCCTGCCGATCCGCGTCGGCAAATACCCGGCCACGGCCAGCGATAAGGAAAAAAAGGATTTATTACGCACGGTGCTGAGCATCGGCCATAATGCCGCCGGCATCATCCCCGACAGCATGCAGCTGGAGCTGCAATCGGTGCTGGCCAGCGGCAATGCCGACTCGTTCAAAATCATGATCGACTGGTGCGAGGCCAGTCAATCGAAGGCGATCCTGGGCGGCACGCTGACCAGTTCCACCGGCGCCAACGGCAACCGCTCCCTGGGCGATGTCCATAATGAAGTGCGTCTGGATATCCGCGACGACGACGCCACGCAGCTCGATCAGACGCTGTCCGCGCACCTGGTCTATCCGATGGCCATGCTCAACGGGCTATTCGCGGACAACCGCTGCCCGAGTTTCGTCAGCGACACGCAGGAGCCGGACGATTTGTCGCTGTATGCCGAAGCCCTGCCCAAGTTGGCCGCCGCCGGCGCCCGAATTCCGGTCAGTTATGTGAACAAGAAACTGAAGATCCCCGAGCCCGAGGAAGGTGAAGCTATTTTAACGGCATGGCCCCAATCCCTACCCGCCGAACCGGCCCCGCAGGCGGCGGCCTCATTGGCGGCGCTGGCGGGAGAACAGAACAAACCCGCTCAGCCGGACGATATCGACAATACGCCGGTCGATGCACAGACTGAGCTTCTGTCTGCAGCTGCTGGCGCCTCGATCAAGGGCTGGGTGGACGCGATCGGCAGAAAGGTCGAGCAGGCAGGCAGCCTGGAAGCATTGCGCGATGAGCTGTTGAGCAGTTACGGCGCCATGGACAGTAATGAATTGGTCAAGGTCATGCAGCTGGCCTTTGCGGCGGCCGAGCTGTCGGGGCGCTTCGACGTCACTGAAGAAAAATAAATTATCAATACTTAAAAGCTTGCTATGGAAACGATACCGCATGACAATTTTAACAGACAGACAGACAGACAGACAGACAGACAGACAGACAGACAGACAGACAGACAGACAGACAGACAGACATACAGACAGACAGACAGACAGACAGACAGACAGACAGACAGACAGACAGACAGACAGACAGACAGACAGACAGACAGACAGACAGACAGACAGACATTGTCATGCCTGCGGTCAATACATAGCGCAAGCCGTAAAGCGGCTTAATGGACCGGACGATCGTTTCGTGCTGTATAACAACGACTTTCGCGATATCGCGGCCGATATCCAGCCCGGCAGCGTGGGCGCCGTGATTGCCGATCCGCCCTATGGCTCGGGCGGCTTTACCGTTAAAGACATGCTGAAATCGTCGAAAACAAAATACGTCAGCTCTGATTCCAGTTATCAGAAAACCTTGCCGGATATCGATGGCGAATCGCTGCACCCGATGGCTTGGCGGCAATTGATGACCGATGCCTGCAATTTGGCTAAAAAGGTTTTAGCCGACGGCGGCGTGCTGGTGCTGTTCATCGACTGGCGCAATATGGCGGCGCTGCAATCGGTTATGCACGAAACAGGGTTTACTGTGCGCGGTACGGCCGTCTGGGACAAAGGCCGGGCGACAAGGCCCATGAAGAATGGCTTCCGCAATCAGGCCGAGTATCTGCTGTGGGGCACCAAGGGCAAAACGGCCAGCCGTGAACAGCCGGTCTATTTGCCTGGCGTGCTGAAGCATACGACTATGACCAATGGCAAACTGCACATCACGCAAAAGCCCGATTCTCTGATGGACGAGATCGTCACGATTTGCCCACCCGGAGGAACGGTGCTGGATATGTTCATGGGCTCTGGAAGCACCGGCGTCGCGGCTTTGAAAAGCGGCCGGCGGTTCATTGGCGCCGAATCCGTCAACGCTTATTTTGATACGGCATTAAGCCGATGTCAGCACGCACTCTAAATTATGCCGTTAAACCTCTCCCCCACCCAACTCGCGTTTAACGCACGCGGCGACGACACGTTTAACAAGCCGTTCCAGGAACAGCTCGACTTCTTCCGGCAAAAACTGAACCTGCCGACCGAGCATTTTGACGACATTCTGAAGGCGGCCCATGACCGCGCGTTTGTCGTGGCCGGTGCCGCCAAGGCCGATCTGCTGGCCGACCTGCGCATGGCCGTCGATCAGTCCATCGCCGAGGGTAAGAGCATCCAGTGGTTCCGCAAGGAGTTCAAAGCCATCGTGCAGAAACACGGCTGGGAGGGCTGGACCGGCAGCGACACGCAGGCCGGCCGCGATTGGCGCACGCGCGTGATCTACAAAACCAACATGGCGGCCAGCTATGCCGCCGGCCGCTGGCAGCAGCTCAACAATCCCGATCTGTTGAAAAACCGTCCGTACTGGAAATACGTCCATAATGACACGGTCGCCCACCCGCGCCCCTTGCATCAGAGCTGGTCCGGGATGGTGCTGAAACATGACGACCCCTGGTGGCAGGCGCACTTTCCGCCCAACGGCTGGGGCTGCCGCTGCCGCGTGACCGCCGTGCGGGCCTCTGAATACGAAGGCGCCGAGGCGCCCGACGAGGGCGTTTACGTCAAGGAGGACCGCAACGGCGGCCGCCATGTGCTGCCCAAGGGCGTCGATTATGGCTGGGATTACGCGCCCGGCGCGAATCGAACAGCGCCACTGAAAGACCTGATCGACCAAAAGCTGATCCGCTTTCCGGCACCCGTTGGGGCTGCTATGTGGCAGGCGCTAAAGCCGGTCCTCAAAGCCGAGCAGATCGCCTCGGTGCGCAATATGGTAGCGGTTGCCGCTGCCAGCATGGAGCCTGCCGGCATAGGCGTGGTTGCGCATGTCGTCGATCCTGATACTGTTTCCGCGTTGGCTGAGCGCAATGTGTTATTGAATGACGCCGCCATCTGGTTGCGAGACCGTGAACTCATTCATGCCGTGCGTGACAGCAAGGTCGATCGTGGAGCGGCATTGCCATTGGATGTTTGGCTCAATCTCCCTGAATACCTAGATAAAGCTATTCCCTATCTTGATACAGGTAATAATACTTTATTATATGCCTTCGATTTGCCAGGCGTGGCTGGAAAGGTGGTCATCCGCCTCAATCATGAAGAAAAAGTCAGGGACAGCGGCCAGAGAAAAAAGGTAGTCTCTAATTTTATTGTGACAGGTGGCATTGTGACGCCGGAAAATCTCAAGGAGCGCAGATATGTGCAACTGGACAGGGAACCATGAGCGGCGCCGGATTCGAACCGGATAATGCAGGCGCATTGCGCATACAACCGTTCCCATTGGAAACTACCACCCATGGCTGTTTCGTAAGATAGATCAGAGTTGATGCAAGTTCAATTTTTCATTGTCAGTAATAAATAATCCATGATCACTATTGAATACAATGACCGAGACATATTGGAGGCTCTGCAAAATCTGCAGCGAGCCACGGGCAATCTGCAGCCAGCGCTCACAGAAATTGGCGAAATACTGACCGAATCGACCAAACAGCGCTTTGGTTCCCAAACTGGCCCAGATGGGCAACGCTGGCCGGCCAACAGCCTAGTCACAATCGAGCGCAAGGGCCGCGATCAGCCGTTAACTGGCGAAACCGGCAAATTGATGGATGAGATCTACTATAATTTGATCGGCAATGACGCGCTGGAGATCGGCAGTCCGATGGAATATGCCGCCATGCAGCAGTTCGGCGGCGGCAAAGACGAATTTCCGTATTTGTGGGGCGATATTCCTGCTCGGCCGTTTCTGGGCGTTTCAGAAGATGACAAAAACGAAATTTTATCTATCATCAATCGCTATCTGAGAGATGCACGTGAGTAAAAATTTTAATTGTTTTTTATTGCACAATACGAAACAAATTTTTATTTTCTGTTTCGTTTTACTTCCTATTATTTCGTTTTATTTCTAAATATCTCGCTGATCATTGATCAAATATCTCGTCTCTAATTAATAAGACAACTCGGTTTTTTCTTCACGTAGTTTACGCACAACCAGAAGAGGCGATTCATAATCAATCACAGACAACCTTTTAAGTTCCCTGAACAGCGCTTTTAAAGTAATCAATTCACGGTTTAAAGTGGCGGGAGAAATGCCGGCATCCAATCTAGTTTTTCTGTATTGTGCCAATAATTCAGGATTGATCAATCTAGCCACAGGATCACCCAGGAACTCCGACAGCTTAAAAAGCCGGTTTTTGGTATCAACCGCCGATTTCAAACTTCTACCGTGCAAGTCATACCAAATCTGGATTAACTCATTTAATTGTCGATTATCAGCAAGGGGCTGATCGCCCTGTATATCAAATCGACCTGAAAGAAGCTGATTTTGATACTGCATAGCTTGGGCTTTAGTATCAAACAATTTAATGATCCGTTTACCTTTTATACCATTAGGACGGATATCCAACTTCCATTTACCATTATCTTTTTTAATAGCCACAAGAATTCCCTACATACTATATATTGTATCTTGCCCAGCTGAGCGATATACAACATATAGTATTTGTCATGCAGCTTTACCAACAAGCCGACGCAGATTAAGCCCCCGATCTACCGTTTGCCGTAAATCATCCTCACTTAGAAGCTGTTTGGAAATTTCGTATTTCAAATTTAGACTGTTGAAATTTTATTATCAGTTAGGTTCTTCATGAATCAAAAAAGCGGAAGAAGCGTTATCCGAGCAACCTGAGCGATGGCGCATGGCGTTACCTGAAGCCCCTTCTGCCGGTATCGGCAGTGGGGCGGCCTC